TTATCCGCCGTTTTCTTGGGGCGTGGTTGGGGCAAAATGGCCTTTTGACGTCATCAGTTCCCAGATCCGCGCAGCCTCCGATTTGCTGGCTGACGCGATCCACTTCCCGTAAACGGACTGAAGCATTTCAAGATCTGCGTGTCCCATCTGGTCGGCGATATAAGCGAGGTTTCCGTGCGATGTCAAATTCCAGCTGGCGAAAGTATGCCGAAGTTGGTAAAGACGGCGATAGCGGATCCCGGATCGTTCGACCACCCGAACCCACATGGTCACAAATCCAGACTGGGTGAACCAGTCTCCAGAGTTGTGCTCAAACGTCGAGGTCAGTTTTGGAGAGAACACCGGCCTAACGGAGATGGTTTCCTTGCCAACCTCCTGGTCAACGCTGATCACTACCGGCTTTCTCGAGTAAGTGAGCTCACGCTGACCAGATAGCGCCTCTATTACAGGGGGCTGCATGTCCACCACCCTGACCAAGCCGGTCTTTGGCAACTTGAAGTAGTCGCCACCCGGGCCGACACTGCGCCTTACCGTGATCGTCCGCTTTTCGAAGTCGATATCTTCCCACGCCAGAGCGCGAAGCTCACCGGGGCGCAGGCCGGTATAAACGGATACGGTGATCATGCGCCGGTGCTGAACGTGGGTGCAGGCATCCAGCGCCAGCAGGTACTCTGAATATTCGAGCGGGTCGGCAGGTGATCCGTTGCTGGAGGATACCAGCTTGAATCCAGCCAACATCTTGCCGGCATCTTTCATGATATCGTTTCGCTCGCACCAGAGCAGAAACTGGCAGAAGCGTTTCAGATAGGTGTTCACCGTGGCAGGCCGCAGTTGCGCCATCAGTTCGTTGCGCAGCCGCTCGAGATCCTTTGGCTTCAAGCTTGCCATGTCCCTCTCAGGGCCGAGAATAGCAAGACAGGACTTGAACCCGCAGGGGTAAATCTTTCTGGTGGTCGGCTTGAGAGTTGGCTCCAGCAGTTTCCAGAACTCGGCGCAGGCACTCCCCAGTTGATGGCGCTTTCTTACCGGGCCGAACTTTTCCGCCGTTCCGCTGTTTGGAAAATGGGAGGCGTAGTTGAAGGTGTTGATGGCGATCTCATGCTTTATTGTGGCCAGCTTGTTGGCGGCGAATTTCACGTTCGCTTTTGTGATGGGGAGGTCCAAGACCTCCCGGCACCTGACGCCTTTATAGGTGAAGTTGATGCGCAGTTTTTTGCCATGAACTTCTAATCCGGTGACGCCAGCCACTAGATCATCATGCTTGACTCTACCCACTTGTCATACTCCGCAACGTTGTAACGAATCTGGTTGTCAGGGGCGCGGCGCCACACCAGGCCCTCTGGCCACTCTCCTTTCAGGCGGCGCCCTTCGGCTGCCTTCTCTGACATGCCGGTTAGGGCAGCGAAAAGCTTTGGCCTTACCCACTTGGCGCAGGGGTAGACAAATTGCTGCATGGTTTGGTCCTCGCGTTTAAAAGAGACTCGAGCCGGTGACGCCCGAGCTGGTTGTAGTAAAAGGTTTGAACTTGCTTGCGGGAGTTTGCCGCCTGGTCAAGGCGGTATTCACCCAGTTCGGTGATTTTCAGGTTGTGCTGGTTGGCCAGCCTGCCGATGGCCTGGGCGCTGACCCCCAGCTCCCTGCCCAACTCGGTGGCGCTCCAGAGCTGGCCGGCAACCCGGGGCGCTTCGATGGGCAGATCGAAGTGAGCCAGGATGCGGCCTATCTCGGCAAGCTTGGACGAACGGGAAAGGGTGGGGGAGCGCACGGCGCTGACCAGCTCGTTGAGAAGCTGGCTGTCCTGGTCGATGGTCAGTTGAAGTTGCTGCATGGCGTGGCCCTCCTGTCCCAGAGGATGGGGCGCCGGGTGGATTGAAGGAAGGGCCGCGATTACAGCAGGGTCAGCACCATCAGTGCGGCCAGGGTGTTGAGCGCCAGGATGGTGAGCCCGGCGGCCCGCTGTCTGGTCATGCCGCCACCTCGTCAGCCAAGTGCGGCACGGGGAGGATTATGGCCTTGCCGAGCTTGATGGCCAGGGCGTGCTCTGCTCTGGCGCCGGCGCTGCGCTCCCAGCCAGGCAGCATGACCAGCTGATCTGCCATCTTAACCATCTCGATGCAGATGGCCATGTATTCGTGTTGCTCCAGCCCATCCGGCAGGATCGCCGGGTTTAGGGCCACATGGCCCAGGCCAAGCAGGCGGTGCGCCTCGGCATTGAAGGCGTCGCGGTTGAAGTTGGGCAGGCCTGACATAGGCCCGGCTATGTAGATTTTCGCCATGAATTACTTTGCCTCCCCATACTTGGCCGCTGGCACCGTCTCACCTACTGGCTCGCCACATTTGCGGCAGCGGAACACGCTGGAGCCGTGCTCGCTGTAGTTCTGCGGATCCAGCCCATCCGGCAAACCCTCATCTGGATAGAAGGGGCGCTTCTTGTCGGTCCGGATAGTGCGGCGCGGGCAGTCCAGTTCGACACTGATGGGCTCGCCACAGCTGCACTGGTCGCGCACCACGCGGCCAAAGATGCCCTCAATGGCGATCCCGGTGCGGGCGGCGATGCGCTCCTGAATGCCCTTCTTGGTGATGGACACGGCCATGCGCATCATCTGGAACAGGCTCTGCTCGTCCTTGGTTTCGATGCACTGGCGGATGTGCGCCATCAACTCGGGCGGGACCTCTCCCGGGAATTCTGGCTCGGCCTGCACGTCGGCAATGCAGGCAGTGGTGGATGCCTTGACCATGTTCACCAGCTCGGTGACCGTGGCGGGGTTGGCGGCGGCGATGAAGTGGGCGTTGGCGCGGAACATCTCACCGTAGTGCCCGCCTTTTTTAGCAGACGGAAGAGAACAGATCAGCTGGTAGCCACTGCCATTCCAGTCAGCAGGATCCTGCCTGACGCTCCAGTCTCCGAATTGCGGGGTTTCAGCGGATACCGCCCAAGGCCCAGGCGTTGAGGATTTGGCCAGCTCCAGCAGTATTTCCAAGTCAATATTCATGGGGATCTCCAAAAGGAAGCCCCGGACTGGCCGGGGCTCTGGTTATGCTCGCCAGCCCCGGTACCCGATAAAGCCGGGATCCATGACTTGCCTGAACGGCAGGACTGGGAGGTGGGCTATCAGGGTCTTGAGCTGTGGATTATCTGGCTGGCTGTCGATGGTGACCCGGGCGCCGGGGTTAATGCGGAGGTATCTGGCGCGGGTCTCTTCGGCTTCGGTGCGGGTCAGTCCGGGCTGAATGATAGGCTCGCGGAATCGCACGTCTCACCTCCTTGCTGCTTGGGCGCGGCTGGGTACGCACTTCCTTCCTGACCAAGCTCATTGCTGCCGGTGCAGGCGTTGCGATGGTCATTGGCGCGCGGGCAGCGTTTATTGCCGCAGTCAGGGCATACCACAAACCGCATGTCAGTCATCGCCACTGGGCGGCAACATTCCGGCTTTGGTGCGGCGGCGAGCATGGCGGCCCACGCCTTGATTACTTCACTGACGACCATGACGCTAGCCCCGCAGCCATGCCCGATCATGTTTTCAGTGGGCTCCACCGGCACAAGCTGCCAGCCTTCTGGCGCTATCTTGTGAACGGCCGCCATCAGCAGGTCAAAATTGATCTTTCCAGCCAGCACGGAGTCGATGCTGGACACTATCGACTGCACGATCTGTATTTCAGACTCAGGGCACGATAGCGGAGAAACGTACCTGCGCGCACGCCGCAACAACTCCGCCAGCATCAGCTCGCGCTTGTGGTGGTTGGCCAGCAGCTCAAGCCGTGATCGTAGAGGGTGCTGTTCTGGCACGATGCCGGAGAGGATGGCGTTGCTGATTGCTATCCCGGTGCTGTTGCGTTCTTCCAGCAGTGCATAGACCTTGGCCTGCAGTTGCTCAACTTCAGAAAATGTGACATATGCCCCCTCTTTGCGTTCTTCCATGACCGGCCCTGTGGCGGTCAGCTCAAGGTCGTATCGCTTCACGATTGCTCTCCTTCCACAAATTCGAGGGCGGTGGCCACCTCCGGCAGCAGCTCGTCCCAGGTGGCGATGTCGCCGTTCATGTGCCAGCCGGCCACGCCCTGGCTGTTGTTCATCACGCCCACCACGCCATTCAGCGCTTCGCGCAGCACATCCCGCTGCTTGGTCATGGCGGCCAGCTTCTGCGCCGGGGTGAGGCCATGGGTGCGCTGCATGGTGATGGTGAAGGGGCCTGTTTCCGGATGGCTGCCGCTCAGCTCCAGGTAGTTGGTGGCGCCGTTGGCCTTGAACTGTCCGGCGAACGATGCCGCCACCATCTGCAGCGCCATGCCTGACATGGAGATGTTGAGCCCGTCATTGGTGGTCATCTCGTTGAGGTAAGCCTGCTTGGCCACAAACTCGGCCAGGCTCACGCCCTCCAGCTCCTTGGTGTCGTAGCCGTCCAGCAGGTTGTAACAAGCAACCAGACGCCCTGCGAAGGCTACCAATTCAGGGGAGTCCTCTGTATGCCCTTCCATCCTGACCACCACCTCGGCAATCGCGCTGTGCCCATCAACATCGATGGTAGCGTTGCAGTCGTTCAGGTCGTGACGCTGATCCAATCGCAGCACGGCGTTCTTGAAGTCGCTCATGCCGCCTTCTCCTCTGCCGGGGCTTGGTAGTCCATCATGGTGCAGAGGTCGGTGATGGCCTTCGACAGCAGGATGAGGTTTGCAGCGTTGCACTGGCGCCAGTGGTGGGCGTAGTCATCGGCGTCATCGTCCGAGTCGTAATCCGGCATGGCGATGGCTCGCAGGCTGAAATCACTGTTCAGCTTGAAGCTGATGGGTTCGTGCCACAGCTCCAGCTCTTCCACCTGGTAGCCAGCTTCCAGCAGGGAAACCACATCGGATGCGCGATCCCCGTTGAGATCCATGCCTTTGAAGGTCACCATCTCTTGCGCGGTGTCGGCAGACTTGAGCTTGACGAACTGGAGCGGGGAGAAGGGGCCGAGCGCTTCCGGGCGCTCTGCACTATCGGTCAGGTAGTCTTTCAGGCGGTTGCTGATCCCCATCTTGATGTCGTCGATGTGGATGGTCTGGGTCTTGAGGGAGCCCATGCACTTCACCAGCAGGTGCATGACCACCTTGAGCGGGCGCTTGGTGGTGGTGTTGAGGTACAGCAACTCGTTGCTCTGGTCGTACAGGGCGTGGATGAGCGTGGTTTCATATTCAGCCGTGGCGGCCATCTCAACAATCAATTGGTCCTTCATGGCCAGTTTCTCTTTGCGAGTAACCTTCTCCCGCAGACCGGAGCTGATCAGCGCATCAACGCGCTCTTTGAGCTTGCGGTTGACGATCTTGGTCGGAATGAGCTTGGTGTCTTGGCGCACGACGAATGCGTAGCCGACGCCTGGCAGGTTGGTAACAAGCTCGCCGGTCACCAGGTTGTTCTCGAACCCGGCGCAGCTGCGCTGATTTTCAGTGAGCGGAGTGAAGGAGAGCTCGGCCAGGTGTTCGCGCATTGCTGCGATGGCTGGGAGCTTGGCACTGTAGATGCTGGCGGATTTGATAACGGAATGGTTCATGGTCTGGGTCCTTTGGTCGGTTAGTTGCGGGCTTTCTTGGCCTGCAGGTCGTGGATCTTCTTGGCTGCGGCCTCGGCGGTTTGCCGGTCGCAGGTGATGCCGCCGGGCAGGATGAACTTGCCGGGCTGCTTGGGATGGGGCATGACGACGCCCAACCCGATGACTACTGCACAGCAGTAGGGGCTTTCTGTCTTTTGCATGGGAGTCCTATGAGTTATCCACCGTTCCTGTATGGCTGGCGGTGGATGGATTGGGGGTATCAGGCGGCAGCGCTGATGGGCTCAGCTCCTGCCAGCAGCAGTGTCAGCTTGCTGACATCGCGGATCCGGCATTCACCGCGCCAGTTTGGGGCGAAGATGAGGAGCATGGAGCCCTTGGGGTTGCCCTTCATCTCCTCGCCGGTGGCCTTGTTGATGAAGCTCACCCTGCCGTTGCGCCATTTGCCATTGGCATCGTGGTAGCCGGTAATGTGCCGCACCTCGCTGGCACGCTCGCCGGGGTACCATTCTGTGCTGGTGTCCTGGGGGACCAGCATCACGGTGCCGATGCCACGCCCTTGTTGCTCAATGGCCTTATCCACCCAGGGGCTGATATCGGAGTAGGGTGGATTGAGCCAGGTCCAGGGTGAGCGCTCCGAGGGGCTGATGAAGTCGCCCCAGTCCACGCTCAGGGCGTCGATATCCGGTGTCAGGTACTTCTCGCAGAGTGCCGTCTCCGGCAGGGCGGCGGCATCGAGGGCGAAGTTGAACTCCCGATCCAGCGCCCGGAACAGCCAGAGCGGGGTCTGGGTCATGTCGCGGGTGTCGGTGGGGGTGGTAGAGCCACGGTAGTCAGCCATTGTCGGCCTCCTTGCACTCAACAGCGGTCAGCTGGCCTGCCATCAACGCTTCCCGCAGGGCGATCATCTCCCTGTTGCGGAACAGGCTGGTTGCGTAGATGAACGGTTTGCGAAGGTTATGGCCTTGGATATCGAGGAAGTCCTTGCAGCCCTGTTCTGTAAAGCAGGCTGTTACAAACTCATCTATCTCCTTGACAGCAATCTTCACCCAGTCACCGGTGGATCGGTAAGTTTCCTCACGGTAATCAAGCCACCGAGTTGTCCGCTCGCATGCATCAATATGTTCTTCCGTGTTCCACCAAACGATCTTGTCGTGGTCGTACTCAGCATCAACAACGATCTCTCGCTTTTGGAAAACGCAAAACAGCGGGTCAGCAGTGCAGCGATTGCTCTGTGTGTTAAGCGACTCTTGAACTCGCTTGATCACCTCTGGAAGTTGCTTGCTCATGCTGCCTCCTTGTGCACTTCAGTCTGCTTGCTGGCGACGAACTGCTCCTCCCACAGCTTCACCTTGAGCTCGCAGGCGTAGACGATCTGGCCGACCAGCTTCTCTCCGATCCCCTTCACCTTGTCCAGCTTGTTCCCCTGATGGCTCATCACCTTGTAGAGGGTGTCGATTCCGGCCTCCTCCAGCGGCTTGATGGTGCGCGGCGGCAAGCCACATTCATGGATGCTGACCGTCTTGGCCCATTCGGTGCGCGGCTGCAGGTGGGGGTGACTCTGCTCCAGGGCCTCCTGCATGAAGGCGAAGATATCCTGGGTCATGTCGTCCGGGGCCCCGGCACCATAGGGCGTCGGGTAGATGGGGTTCATCCACTGGCTCAGCATGACCGAGCAGCCGGAGCCATCGGATTTCATGGCGTGCAGCTTCCAGTTGAGGTCGTTGATGAGGTAGGGGAGGTTGGATTTCAGGCCGTGATCCACCAGGTAGACGTTCCAGAGCGTGCCATCCTCGCCCTGGTAGGTATTGGCGAGGTGTTTGTGCCAGACCAGCTTGGCATCACGGCAGCTCTCGAGCTCCATGATGACGCCGTGGCGGCGTTCCAGCTCACGATCCTGCTCGTTGATGGCGTCCAGCAGGTCTTTGATTCGCCGCTCGAGTTTCAGCACCTCGGCGCGGTAGGCGGCCTCGTTGCTCTTGTGCTTGGCGATGGCGGTGCGTTGCTCCTCAAGCAGCTCGTTCTTCTCCTTGATGCGGCGTTTCATGCCTGCCGGATCCATGGCGTTGAGGTCGGCCAGTTGGCGCTCGAGCTGGCGGGCGCTGTATTGCAGGGCGCTGTATTTGGTCTGGACATCGTTTAGGGCGCGCTGGGCCTTGTAGAGCTCGTCTGCCATGGCCTCCAGCTCGGCGGCGCCTTCTTGCCGTGCTGCTGCAATGCGCTGCTCGGCTTCGGCAACCTGCTGGCGCAGCTCGCTGACCAGGGCCGCCTGGGTGAGCAGTTCGCCATCCCGGCCTTCCAGCTCGCCGATCAGGGTGTTGAACTCGTCGATGTGGGTGTTGGCCGCCTCGCTGATCATGGTCAGGTTGGCAGTGAGCAGGGTTTCAAAGCTGCCGATGGCGGCCTTGGCCGGGCCGTCAGGCATCAGCATGATGTTGCGGATCTGGCTGGTGAGGGTGTTCAGGGCAAGGCTGGTTGCCTCGCTGGGGTTCAGTTCGGTGGTCATGGTCGGGGTCCTGTTAATGATGGCGCGGTTTCTGGTAGCGGGCATGCAGGTTTTCGCTGTCAACCCAGCGAGTGGCTAGCACGATCAGTGCGCGCTGGCCGTCCGGTTTTACGGTGGCGCCGCGCTTGCGGTACGCATCGATCGCCTTATCGCGCTCCACGGTGGTGAGGTAGGCTTGGGCAAATTTCATGTAAACCTCAGTAGTTGATGGATAGGTGCTCGATCTTGTTGCTGGCGATGTGCTTGATGAGGTTGATGGCTTTCCCCTCATCGATCCCCAAGCCCATCAGGTCCATCAGGATGGCGTTGTTGATGGTGCGGCGGTGCTCCATGTCGGCGGCGCGACGGTCGTCTTCCTGCTGCTTGCGAGCCTGCTCCTGCTCGATGCGCTGACGCTCTTGTTCTGCGGCGCGGGCGGCAGCCTCCTCTGCCATGCGTGCGGCGTTGGCTTCGGCCTGCTGGCGGGCCAGCTCGGCGGCTTCGGCATCGCGCCGGGCTTGTTCTTCACGTTCACGGGCGGCCTGGGCTTGGCGCTGTGCCTCCTGCTCGCGGTGCTGGGCGGCTTCACGCTCCAAGCGCTGGCGATTCTCTTCCTGAAGGCGGGCTTGCTCCGCCGCCTGCTCGGCTATCAGGCGCTCGCGGTCGATGCGATCCTGTTCGGCCTGCTTCTGGCGCAGCTGCTCCAGCTCTGCCTGCTCGGCTTCGTACTTCTGGCGGGCTGCCAGGGCCTCGCCGAGGCGCTTGGTTGCCAGCTCCTTGGCGACGGTCGCCTGGGGCAGCAGCTCTTGCCAGGAGTCGTCCAGGGCGTTCTGCTCGACCTCCTGCAGCATGACCTGCAGGTCGGCGGCGGCGATCTCGATGCTGGCAGAGGATCCCAGTTCATTGAGGCGGGCCAGTCGGGATTGCAGTGCTGCCACCCGGGCCTCCTCTGCCGCTTCGTACTGGGTGAGCGGGGCGCGCACCTCGTCTTTCAAGGTGTCCAGGGTGTCGCGCAGGGTTTTGCGGTTGGCGTCGATGCGCTTGGGGATCTCCTTGTACTGGTCGGTCAGCTCTTTGCCGAGCCCGTCCAGGTAGGTCTTGGTGCGGGCAACGGCATGGGCGACGCTGGCGATCTCCTTGCGCCCCTTGGGGGTGGTAATGTCGGGCACCAGGCTGGTTGCCTTCTGGCGGATATCGGCCAGCAGTTCAGCCACGCCCTGGCCCTCGGTGAACAGGGCGACGGCGGTGGTGGGTTCGATGACAACCAGCTGGGCTTGGGTGTTGTCTGCTTTGGTCTTTTCGACAGTGGCTTGTTCGGTCATGGTGGGGTCCTTGGGATTGAAAAGGCCCGCAGTGAGCGGGCCTTGTTGGTTATTGCTGGGCGCCGTTCCCGGCACTGAGCTGCTTCTTGCGCTCGCCGGCGATCTGCTTGATACCTGCGATGATGTTCTGGTCGCCGGTTTCGTTGGCCCAGGTCCAGGCGGTGGTGTAGGCCTGCTGCCACTCGGCGGTATCGCTGGATCCCTCTATGGCGGCACAGTGGTCGGCGTAGGCGTTGGCGTGGTCCGCTTGGGCGGGTTCGGCCATCTGCTCATGTTCCAGGGTGACCGATTCGGTGCTCTGGCTGCGGATGGCATCCAGGGTGCGGCTCTTCGCTGGGGAAGTCTGCTGTGGCTGGTTGCCTGGGATCTCGTTGATGATGATCTCCTTGCCCTCCATCTCCTCGGCGGTGGGCTCGCTACCGATCTCCGGCCAGGCCTTGCGCAGCGCCTGCGCCTCGGTGCACTTGGCGAGCTGGGCATAGGGCCGCTTGCGCCACATGGCGTTGGGGCACTCGGTCTTGCCGCTCTGGGTGGCGTAGTTCTCCTTCCAGCGCTCCAGGGCGTGGAAGGCAACCCGCTGGCCGTTGACCATCTTATAGACGGTGTACTTGCACCACTGCGGGTAGGTGACCTTGATCTTGGCGCTCTGGTTGTAGGGGTCTTGGAACTCTTCGGTGACATCCGGCCCGAACACGGGTTCATCGGCCCCCGCGTAGTTGCCGGAGCGATCGGCCTGGATCCGGTACATGCCGATCCCGGGCATCGGCACATCCCGCCAGACCTTCTCTTTGCTGCGGGCATCGGTTACCTGCATGGGGACGAGGTGGACCGGCTTGAGCAGAATATCCAGGCCGCGCGCCTTACAGTAGTCGATGGCCATGACCACCGAATCGGGGTTGGCTCCCGGGTAAATGGTGTTGCACAGGGCGTTCCAGGTCGGCTCGTCGATGCCTCGCTGGACGAGAATGGGGAACTGGGCGGCGAAGTTATCGGCCGCCTGCTGCTTGATACTGGTGATGTTGTTCATGCTGCTTTCCTTGTCGCCCAGGCTGGGCGCTGGAGGGGTTTGAAGTCGTGCCAGTCGTTGTTGACCCGGCAGTCGTGGAAGCGATGGAGGTCGCGGCGGAACAGGTCCTTGCCCGCATCCTTCCAGTCGTCGGGGAGGGGCCGCACCCGCACCGGGTAGCGGCCACAGTTCACGCTGGTGCTGACAGCCAGAAACACGAATTCCGGCTGCTCGCCCATCACCCGGTGGAAGCCTTCGGAGTACATGGCGTCCTGAACGTGGTAGCGGAAGTCCTCGACATGGCGCTCTAAGCGACTCATGTCGTCCACCGACTTCACGTCAATGATGACGGGGTGATTGCTCAGGTGGCGGTCGGGGCGGACCCGGCACAGCTCCTGGGTCTCTGGGTCAATCCAGTAGAAGGAGGCCTCGCTGTGCCCCTCCTGCTCCAGCAGCCAGCGGGCGTCCGGGTGGGCCATCACGCTGTCGCGCATCAGGTAGAGCTTGCGTCCCTCCTCGGCATCCATCACCGTCTTGCCCAGCTCTGCGCAGCTGGCTAGGAACTCGGCCTCTTCTGCCTTGCCGGCGTTGGTGCGGCGGTTGAACGGTGGGGCGATGATGAAGCGGTCTTTGAACTCGTCTGGCTCCAGCAGCAGGCAGTGGATGGCGCTGCCCATGTCGAAGGCCTTGAGCTTCTCTTCATCGAGCGGGGCGTTTTTGGCCCAGATGTAGGTGGCCGGGCTTTCGGCGATCTGGTCGAGCTGGCTTTTGCTGACCCCGGGGCCAGCGTGGTACTCCTCGTTGGAGAGGCCGAACACCCGGCCCAGCGGGTGTGCGGCGGACGTGTCGGCGAAGGCGTTCATAGAGGACCTCCTTCTGCTGTCAGTCTGCGACCTATGCGAGTGATGGCGCTTCTAATTTGGCCAAGCCTCACCCTCGCCCTGACTCGCTTCAATTTGTACTCGCGCACTTTCTGGCACCAGCAACAAACCTCATCCTTATCGACGCACTCCCGATAGAACTCTTCGAACTCAATGCATTCGTAAGGGTCTTGTTTTAGTGACCGGTATTCATTCACAACCGTCTCGAGGCATGGGGTGCCAAAGGAGTGAAAGTTACTTCCCTCTCCAGCTGTATCAACGCTTTTGCACCGAGAATATGCCTCAGAACCCAGCGCCTTTAGCCTGCGAACCTCATCGGCCCAGAAGGCGTGATCTCGCACCAGCGTTAAAATGCCAGTTTCTGTGGTTTTCATGCTGCGCTCCTTTGCTGGTACTGCTCCCACTGCTCCTCGCTCATGGCGTCGTGCAGGGCGGCGAGGTGACTGCGCCAGGCGGCCTGGGCCAGCTCTGCCAGTCCGGCATCGACCACCTGACCAATGAACTGCATCAGCGGCGCTTGCTCGCCGTCGTTCATCATCAGCCAGATAGCCTGGTTGTAGTGGCGGTGCTGGTCGGCGTTGAGCTCGCCCAGCAGGGTGGCCGGGTCGGTTTCAAGCATCCCTGCCAGTAGCAGGGGGCGGTTGGCCGCGGTCCACTCGGCGACCCACTCGGCCTTGGCATTGGCCTCGGCCTCGCGGCTTTCCAGCAGGGCAAGCAGGGCGGTTTCGTTGGTCATGGTTAACGCTCCATTTCCAGTCGCAGGGCGCGCTGCTCTTGATACTCCTCGATGGCGCGGCGGGTGGCGGCTTTGTTGCGGGCCATCCGCGCCTGTTCGGCGGATGGGGCGGCGTCTACGTGGTACTTGCGGCGGGTGGGTGGCACCATCGCACCGCGAAAGCCCATCACCTGGGCTTCGGTCAGATTTTTCATGGTCGGGGTCCTCTTGGTTATCCGAAGGCGGCCACGGCATTACCGGAGCCGCCTTGAGATACCCGCTGTTGCCAGCGGGCGGGTTATTTGGATTGGCCGCTTCTAACGGCTGTCGGTTACATCACTCGTACTCCCTGCTGAGTTGGTCAGGTCAAAAGTGATAAGTCCTTCACGTTCACGCGCCGCTTTCCGGTTTGAACGGGGTATCGGCGCATCCCTACCGGCATCGGGATTCGTGGTTGTGAGCCGGTTCCAGGTTGTTAAAGAGCAGGCCCAGCCGAATTTGGCGTGAGCGAAGCCAAAGCATCCTTGCGGTGCTTGAGAAAGAGGCTTTGGCTACGGCGCTATGAGGGAAGCGCCAGACCCGGGTCAGATGGCGTTGCGGTGGAACTCGGCCCGCCAGTGGAGGAGGGCGCTGTGCTTGGTGATGCCGGCGGTGCGCTTCTGGGCTGCACGGGCAGCAACAATCTGGTGCCGCTCGGTGGCCATCATGGCAACCGCCAAGCGTTGCTTGATGGTTCGGCGGCGGGCGGCGTTGCCGTTAAGGCGGTCGGCGATGGCGGCAACGATCTGGTCGGCGCGTTTCGCGGCCCTGGAAAAAAGGCGTCTGGTCATGATACAGTCTCCGTTGTTGGCGAGTTGGTCCTCGCTAATTCCCACTTGATTCGTCATGCTGGGTCCTGATTGCTGGGGTTGGTCCCTCGGCTTTCACTGACCGGGTGGTACCCGGTCCTTCGAAGCCCGCCTTGTGCGGGCTTTGTCGTTCTTACGCGCTGGTCAGGCGCTTCACTGCTGCCCTGGTCAGGGGCTGGGTCCTGTTGCTGGGTGGTACTGAATTAGTTACGTCTGGCTACCGGTCGATGCTGTCGCCCTGGTGGTGCTCAGTACAACGTGTACCTGATGTGGTTTATAGTGTACTCGCAGTTCATTTAATGCAAGTTTTTTTCGCTCTTTCTGTGGGCGCTTTTCTGCGGGCATAAAAAAAGCCGCATTGCGCGGCTTTTGGTGGGGTCGTGGCTACTTGCGATTCAGGCAGTAGCGGCACCATTTGGTTAGCTTATCAGGCCTGTTCTTATTTTCTTCAAAGTTTGTTTTCAGGCGGCGCATACCGCACTTAGGGCAAATCTTATAATGGCGCTCTTCGCCTGGCGAGGTCATGCAGTCGATACACCATTTTGTCAGGCCGTCCGGGGTGTTTGAGTTGGAGCGGAACGAAGGGGTGGGCTTGGTTTTCCGGCACTTAGGGCAGCGTTTGACTGATTGCGGGGTAGTTTTTATCGCCTCGATCACAACACCCTTGGCTGGGGGTTCATCAATCACGCTGTAGGTTGTGCGGGTTACTGTCGTTGGTGGTTGAGGGGCAGGCCGCTCAATGGGTTGTTGCTGGATAGGGTTGTGGGTTGCCACCGGGCTATTGGCCTTTGTGCTGGCGATAGCGGTGAGATGGGTGGCCGTGTCGCGGTTGATTATCGCTTGCTGGGGCTCGGTATTGACGGGGGTGACGTTTTTGCTTTTTTCAAACTGACGTACCCCCTCTCGCATGATCGCCATCTGCTTGGAGTCTATTTCCCGCTGGCGTTCGTAGGTGATTGAGCCCGAGTCAGTGAGTATTGTTTTCCGCTCGGTGATTGTTTCGCGTGTGCTGGTTTTTGTTCGGTTGTTGACCAGCCAGTAAACGCCCCCTGCCAAACCCAATAGCGTGAGCACGTCTTCCATCTGCATGGGGTTCCTCCCTATTGCTTATAACGCCTTTCTGGTGCTGCGCCGATGCTCCACCACGACGCCAATCAACTGGATCGTTTGCAGGTCTGATCTCATGGTTGGGAATACATCATTGAGCGGTGCCAGCTCGAACCACTCCTGACCCTTATCATTCACTCCGCGCGGGCGGTATTGTTTGATCGTGGCCTCGCCGTTGCCGTTCTTGGCAACCACAAACTCCCCGGGGCGGGGGCTTGCGTCTGGGTCAATGAGCACAACATCGCCGGGGCGGATCTCTGGCAACATGCTGTCGCCTTTGACGCGCAGGGCAAACGCATTTTTCCCCATTCGTGGATCCGCATAGATGTATTCGGTGCTGCCATCAATATCAGTGGCCCCGCAAGCCTCCGTCCAGGCGCCCGCCTGAACGTAATCGAGCACTGGGATCGGCCGCTGCGGTGTGCGGGTCATTAACTCCAATTCCGATTCACCGTATTGAAGCCAGGAAACCGACACCCCGAGCATGTTGGCCAGGGCGATCATGGTGTCACGCGCAGGGATGGCCTCAGCATTAAAATATTTGCTGACGGCCTTTGGGGTGACCCCGAGGTGTTGGGCTATTTTTGCGCCTCGGCCACGACTTGGCAGGCCAGCAGCGTTAGCTGCTTTTTGGAGTCGCTGGGCGAAGGCTGCCCTTTCATCGTTAGTTTGTACCATGGGTTCAATAGTAACGATATCTTGAGTCTCAATCAGTTCACGTTTATTATGAACTGCGAGTACATCAAGGAGGCATATCATGTCATCGTTCAAGACCATTATCTCCCATTGCGGAGTCATCCATATCGCCAAGGCGGCGAAGATTAGCCCGCGCGCGGTATACAAGTGGCTGGCTCGCGACTGTCTTCCCCGCACTGAATTTACCGGGGAGACGAATTACTCCGAGATCATCAGCGACCTGTCTGGCGGGACTTATTCGCCTGATGAGGTGAGGGCTGCCGGTCGTTATCAACCCAACCAAGCGGCCTAACCAGCCACTCAACCATCCACAGGACCCAAACCATGACCAATTTGAGCCTTATCAACAACGACCAGACCATGAGCAGCGTTGAGATCGCCGAACTGACAGGGAAGGAGCACAAGAACGTTCTGGCCGACATCCGCAAAATGCTGGTCGAAATTCAATCGGCTGAAAAGCCAGCCGATTACAAAGACGGCCGAGGGCGCACCCAGCCGTGCCTTTTGCTGACCAAGGAAGAAACCCTCTGCCTTGTTGCTGGCTACAGTGCCGCCCTGCGCATGGCGATCATCAAGCGCTGGCAGGAGCTGGAATCCCAGCAGGGGCCGCAGATCCCGCAGACCTATGCCGCCGCGCTGCTTGAGGCCGGACGCCTTGCGCTGGAAGTGGAGCAGAAAAACCATCTGTTGGCGGTTCAGGCACCCAAGGTGGCATTTGCCGATCGCGTTGCCGGTGACGACAAGGGCGTCAATATCGGCAACTACGCCCGCGCTGTCGGGCTCGGCCAGAACGTGCTGTTTCGGGCGTTGCGCGATCATCGCATCTTGATGAGCGGCGGGAACCGGCACAACCTGCCGTTTCAGGACTACATCGAGCGTGGGTACTTCACCGTCAAGGAGGGCACCCGCACCCACAACGATGAGACCGTCCCCACCTTCACACCCATGGTGACCGGCAAAGGTCAGCAGTGGCTGACCCGACGCCTGATCGACCTTGGCTATTTGAAGCCCATCGCCGCCTGACCACCGGCCCGCTTTTCTATCCAACACAGAGGACCAACCCCATGGGAAGAGTAACGCTCCCCGATCATGAAAATATGAGCACCCGCTCCCCGCTGCGAGTACGTGGCACCCCAGCCCAGCGCCAAGTATGGCAGGAAGTCGGCGCCGAGTGTGGCATGACTGAAACCGCATTTGCCCGCACCTCGCTGCTGATCCTGCTCCAGGCAATATCTCAGCATGAGCCCGGCATCTTGGCGAGGGCCGTCAAACGGGCCAATCGAAGCCTGCTCGAGCAGGGATTCCCGCCCGTCACCGTCGAGGAAATCCTGGAAGGTTCCGGCCTGCCTGAGCGCGGCCTGCTCCAGTTTAGCCAAGAAGACGAGACCGCCTATAACGAGGAGCGCCCCCTGCGCCCCCTGCAAAAACTCATCAACTTCGTCCTCGGGAGGTAACCCCATGACCATGCAACTCCGTCCGCCGCGCCCGGCATCCCAGCACGTCAGCGATCGGGACAACATCGTCTTGAAGGCCGTCATGCACGAACTGGCCCTGGCCCTCGACGAGCCGCTGATCTCGACCGCTCACGCAGCCGGCACCGACCGCCAGGCTGTTCGCCTGGCCCGCGAGCTCGAAGCCCGCACCCTTGAACGTGCCGAGGCACAACCCAGCGCATAGGCAGTACCTGCCCGCCTCACCACCGGGCAGCAACACCACAGGACCCAGCAATGACCAATTCAACCATGGCCCATGGGGGCCACTCTTTGCCGCATGACCTCAACCACTGCCCGCTGTGCGGCTGTGAGCTGCGATCCGGCACTGACGGTTACACCTATGAGTGCCCCGCTTGCGAGTACACCGAGCAGGAGGTGCTCCATGCGTAAGTCACAAGTCGCCTCAATCTGCCGCCACACCTTCAACCTGTTCGACGAGATCGTCGTGGACAACTTCGCCGGTGGCGGCGGGGCGTCTACCGGGATCGAGATGGCGCTGGGCCGCAGCCCAGAAATCGCCATCAACCATGACCCTGATGCGATCTCCATGCACACGGTCAATCATCCCGGCACGGAGCACTACTGCGAATCGGTTTGGGATGTTGATCCGGTCAAAGCAGCAGCCGGCCGCCCTGTCGGTTTGGCTTGGTTCTCTCCTGACTGTAAGCATTTCAGCAAGGCGAAAGGCGGCTCGCCAGTAAACAAAGATATTCGCGGGTTGGCATGGGTTACCGTGCGTTGGGCGATGAAGGTACGCCCCAGGGTAATGATGCTCGAAAATGTTGAGGAGTTTCAGACGTGGGGCCCATTGATTCGTGATTTGAATGGGGATCTTCGCCCGTGCCCAGAGCGTCGTGGGAATACCTTCAGGGCGTTTGTTGCCATTCTTACCACCGGCCTTTCCCCCCGGGATCCGGGTTTTTTGGAGGCCTGCCGCTTCTTGGGTGTTGAATATGACATCCAGGCAAAGCTGAAAATGTTCAAAGGGCTTGGCTATAAGGTGGAGTGGAAGGAGCTCCGGGCCTGCGACTACGGCACCCCGACTATCCGCAAGCGCCTGTTTATGGTCATGCGCTGTGATGGGCAGTCGATATGCTGGCCCAAGCCAACACATGCTGCCCCAGACAGTGCAGAGGTGAAGGCTGGCAAGCTGAAACCCTGGCTCACTGCTGCTGATATCATCGACTGGTCGATTCCGTGCCCCTCGATATTCGAGCGCAAGCGCCCTCTGGCTGAGAATACCCTGCGCCGGATTGCCAAGGGGCTGGAGCGGTTCGTCATCAATGCCCCCGAGCCGTTCATCGTGCCGGCTGATCAATGCTCAGCATTTGCCCCATTCATCACCGAGCATGCCAACGCCAGCCATCAGCGCAACATGCCTGCTAATGAGCCCCTGCGCACCATATGCGCCCAGGTGAAGGGTGGGCATTTCGCGCTGGTGTCGCCGGTAATAGCTCGCCAGTTCGGCCGCTCAGTGGGTCAATCAGTGGAGGAGCCGCTGGGGACAGTGATGGCCAAGGCTGATAAAAGCCAGCTGGTTACCGCCTTCCTGGCCAAACACTACACCGGCGTAGTGGGTGCGGAGTTGACCCAACCGCTCCCGACCGTCACCACTGTTGACCATAATGCGCTGGTGACCAGCCATCTGGTGAAACTGCGCGGCACTTGCCAGCACGGCCAGCCAGTAACCGACCCCATGCCCACCGTCACCGCTGGCGGGCTGCATATCGGCGAGGTGCGGACCTTCCTGCTCAAGTATTACGGCACCAACATCGGCCACCCTGCTGACGAGCCTTTGCAGACCGTCACCACCAAGCACCGGTTCGGGCTGGTCACCGTGCACGGCGAGGATTACCAGATCGTCGATATCGGGATGCGGATGCTGGAGCCCCATGAGCTCTTCGCTGCCCAGGGTTTCCCGGCCGACTACGTGATCGACCACGACGCCACCGGCAAGGAGTTCACCAAAACCGCGCAGGTGGCCCGATGTGGCAATGCCGTGTGCCCGCCACTGGCTGCCGCCCTAGTACGCGCCAACCTGCCAGAGATGTGCGCAGATGCGCAGGAGGTGGCGGCATGAGCGCCGTTATCAAATTCCCGGGGCCAAGTGCCCCACATAACCCCCCTCAGAAGGAGGCCCGTGTGGTCGCAGATCTTGATGATGGGTTCACCCGCACGGCAAACGAGATCCAGAAGGCCAAGTGCCGGTTACGGATGGCTGGGCGCGAGCTCAACGTGCTTGATGCGGTGATCTACTCCACCTATGGCTGGAACAAGAAGCAGGACCGGCTCACGAATACGTATCTGGCCGAGCTGTGCGATATGGACCCGTCGGATGTGAACAAGGCCCTCCAGGTATTGTCTCGTCGTCACATCATCACCCTCGAGAAGCACGGCCACATGAAGATCGTGGGCGTGAACAAAGTGGTGAGTGAGTGGGAATATTCCAGAGAAAAACAGGCGAAAACGCCTACCGCCCAAGAGAAAAATCCGGGTAAAAACACCCAAAAAAATCCGGGTAAAATCACCCAGATTTCTGGGTATTTTGACCTTTCAAACCAGGCGAAAACACCCAACACCCAAGACAGTCTTACCAAAGACAATAAAAACAAAGATCTTAAACCCTCTTCGTCGAAGAACGCTGACGCGCTCTCCGACGCCGGGGGCGATGAGTCAGTTTCTCCTCCCGCCGAGAAGGTCCGACCCGATGCCGCCATCCAAACCCCGAGTGGCAAATTCTGGGGGACCCAGGATGACCTGGCTGCGGCTGAGTACATCCACGGCAAGGTCCTGGTGGTCAACCCGACGGCCAAGACCCCCAACTGGGCGCAGTGGGCGAACGATATCCGCCTGATGCGCACCCAGCTTGGGTACACCCATCGTGAAATCTGCTCGCTGTTCAGGTGGGCCAATCTCGACCCGTTCTGGTCTGCCAACGTGTTGTGTCCCAAGACTCTGCGCAAGCAGTGGGACAAGCTAACCGCCAAGCGTGCCGGGGTGGTGCGCCAACCGATGCGCGGCGACGAGTGGGATCTGACCAAGACCATGACCGCCGACAAGCTCAACCAGTTGATTCAGGAGGGGTACTGATGACCATGAAACCGTTGAGCGAGGTCCTGGCCAGCATGCCGAGCGAGCTGCCGACCGTGCCGGTTCGCCCGGTGGCTGCGGTGGTAACCGAGCAGGATACCCAGGTGGTCGCCAAGCTGTTCGAGCAGCTCAAGGTGATCTTTCCTGCTTGGCAGCGGGCTTTCCCCAATCCCGAGATGCAAGCCAGGGCGTTGCGAGAGTGGACCGTGGCGCTGGTCGAGGCCAACTGCACCAGCCGTGATCAGCTGAGCCAGGGAATGCGCACTGCACGCAGCCAGGGTGGCGAGTGGTTTCCGAGCACCAGCAGGTTTATCCGGTGGTGCCAGATCACGCCGGAGTCGCTGGGGCTGCCGACGCTGGATACTGCACTGGTCGAAGTGCGAACCCGCCGGTTTACCCATCCAGCGGTGGAACTCGCGGCCAAGGCGACGAGCTGGGAGCGCCAGACGTTGAGCCTTGACGCCTACCGCACTGTGTTCGAGCAGGCCTACGCGCAGTTGCTTCGTCGTGTTGTCGCCGGGGAGGACCTGGGGGCCCAGGTGCGCAAGGGGCTGCCGACCAGGGAGCAGATCCAGCACAGCCCCGAGTTTTACCAGCAGACCGGCCAGCGCGGCGTGGAGAGCCTGAAGGCGCTGTTCAAGCGGGGAGGGCTGGCCAATGTTCAATCCTGATGTGAGTGCCGCAGTCGTGGCTGCGAAGTTCTGTCGGGTGGTGATCTATCCGCCCGTTCGGGGTTGGTGCGGGGAGCGTGTGCAGCTCGAGGTGGCCGACGAGATCGATGCGCTGGGTCACACCGACCAGCAGCGTGGTGCAGGGCATTGGCTGGTGCAGAGCATGACGCCGGAGCGAGTGGCGGAGGAAGCCGCACGGCTGAGAGCCGCGCCAGTGCTGGTGTTGCGGTGTGATGCTTCGTTTGGGGCTGTGGATAACTTCGAAGGGGAGGGCCTTGCCAACCAGTGACAATCGGTATATCGCGCCGTAACATGTTTCAGGCCGGACCTAGACCACCCGGCCGTTGACCAAAGGACCCAGGCCATGACCAAACCGCATACCCGAGATCTATCCATCGCGACCCAGTTGGGGCGCGTGATATCCATCATGAGCGACGGCAAGGCCCGCACCCTGCGCGACATCGAGCGCGAGTGCTGGAGCCGCTACGGCCACGCCGACACCCAGGCCGCCATCAGCGCCAGACTGCGTGAAGTTTGCTGCTACGGCTGGGCGAAGCACTCCAGCAACCAGAATATCGACGGCAAGCAGGTGTGGCATTACCACCTGACCCCGCTCCCCACTACCGAGGCTGTTGCGGCCAAGGCGGTGGCAGCATGAGAATGATCCACTCCATGGCGGCTATCCTGGTTGCCGCTGCGACCCCGACTGCATGGCTCAGGCCGCTCGACTTCAATCCAGGCCTCGGCTTCTGCATCCCCAATCCGCGCAATGACCACGCTGCCGCCGCCAAGCGCGCCGCCCGCCGTCGCCGCAACAAAGCTAAGCGGGGGTGAGCATGAACAAACAACCGCTTGAATCCGCCCTGCATTTCAACCCATTCGAAGGGGATTTCGGAAGCTGTGGCGACAGGACCCTGAAAAACAAGATCGTCAAGTTCAGAAAGCCTCACATTTGCCACATCTGCGATGCAGAAACGAAGGTCGGTGAAACTGGTCGCAACCTTGTTGAGATTTTTGAAGGCGAGATAGGCTCGTTTTACTTCTGCCAAGAATGCTGCGTAGCTATGGCCAACTCGGTTGATGGTGACGAAGGCGGGGATGAAGACGGCTTCGAAATTGACCGCCGCTATGAGCTTGGAAATGAGCGCCGTCAGAGCAAAATTGACGAGGTGGCAGCATGAGCTACCCCAAGTATTTCCTGCGCAGCCCTGATATCCGGTCCCGCGCCTGCCAGCTGGTTGCTGGCTTGCCGGTAGACCAGGACAAGCCGCTGGTCATCGAAATCAAGGAGATGACCCGCTCGCTGGCCCAGAACGCCCTGTTTTGGGCGGTAATGACCGACATCGCCGAACAGGTGGACTGGCACGGCCGCAAGCTCGCCAAGGAAGACTGGAAGCATGTGCTCAGCGCTGCACTGTACCAGCAGGACGTGGTGCCGAACCTCAACGGGGACGGCTTCGTGGTGCTGGGCAAGTCCACCTCCAAGATGACCGTGCGCGAGATGCGCGACCTCATCGAGCTGGCCCAAGCCTTTGGTGCTGAGCAGGGCGTGAAGTTCGGGGATGAATCCCGCCGAGGTTTCGACTGGGTGGCGGCCTACGGGAGGGCGGCGGCATGAGCGATCAATTCACCCACTCTCGCCTGTCTGAGATTGCCTGCTCATGGCTCAAACGCTCAATGAGCAACAAGGGGCCAGCTTGCCAGATCGCCATGATTGAGGTAGGTGGTCTCTATGGTGGAGAGCGAGCTGACGCATGGGGATACCGCTGGGGATGTAACGGTGGTTCAGTCCTTGTCGAGGTGAAGGTATCCCGATCTGACTTCCTCGTCGATGCCAAGAAGCCGCACCGCAATGGCAAGGTTCTGGGGATGGGGACCTACCGGTACTACATGTGCCCAGAGGGCATCATCAATCTGGACGACTTGCCGCATGGCTGGGGATTGCTCTGGGTGAACAGCCGCGGCCATGTGAAGTTGCTTGCCGGCCATGTCTGCATGCTGCTCGGCCACAATGGTCGCGGGGCTGAAACTGTTTGGGCTCACCAGAAAAATGACCAGCTTGAGCTGGAGATGATGGCCCATGTACTGAGCCGGATCGGGGATCCAGAGGTGATGAATCGTCGGCTGCGCGATGCAGAGCTGAAAGCACAACGTCTGGCTCGCTATCACGATGATTTCCACCGGAAGGAGAGCGAGATGCGGCATCTTCGCTGGAAGGTTAAGGGCTTGAGCGAGATGCTTGATGCCCATGGTGTGGAGGTGAACGCTGCATGAGCAAGACCAAGGCTGATAAGCAGTGGTTGGACGATGTGAGCTCGCTCGGCTGTATCGCCTGCCGCAATGCCGGGCATGGCGGCACGCCTGCGGAAATCCACCATGTGCGCTCTGGATCTGGCATGGCCCAGCGCGCCGAGCACACCCGGGTGCTGCCCCTGTGCCCCCGGCACCACAGTGCCTGCTACCCCACCGGCTTCCACGCAGCCCCGCGCACCTGGCAGCAGGAGCACGGCAGCGAGGAGTCCCTGCTGGAGCAGGTAGCCCGGGAAGTGGCAGAACTGCGCAAGAACACCATCGGGAGGGCGGCATGATCACTGCGATCGTTTACTGGATGATGAAATTTCAGTTTGGCGCCGACTGGTCATACTGGAGCCTGGTTTTGCCGGTGATAACTGATCTGGTGATCATCGGAGCGTTAGAGAAATGGAGAGCAAGGCCGTGATCCGCCTTTCAGCCATCGACGCAGCCCGCCTGCTGGATAAACACCCGAACGCCAAGGCCGTGGTGAACAAGGTCAAGAAGGCTCAGCAGGTGGATGAGCTGCACGGCAAGGTGCTGGCCCAGTTGGTAGGCCTTCCTGACCCCGCCACCGAGCTGTTGTTTCACCCCAAGCGCCGCTGGCGCCTCGACTTCGCCTGGCCCACCCGCATGATCGCCCTTGAGGTCCACGGCGGGATCCACTCCGGCGGCCGGCACACCCGGGGGAGGGGGTTCGTAGAGGACCGGGCCAAGATGAACGAGGCCACCTTGCTCGGGTGGACCGTGCTGGAAGTCACCCCGGAACACATCAAATCCGGCCAGTTGCGCGCCTGGCTGCTCGCCGCCTTCAATCAGGACCCAGACCAGAGGACCAAACCATGACCAACTCTATCGAAATGGCTCTGCGCCTTTTCTCACCGAAAGGCGCACTACATGAACCCTCGTCTGGTCGCTCCAGTACGCTGGGGAGGGAGGAGTTTCTGGGAGCCCTGCAGGTGGCCGCAAAGAGCAACCCGCAAGGACTTCAGTTCCTTATGGCTGACCACCTGGGGGATGAACAAGCCCTTGCGTCGCTGCTGGCCCACTTCTGCACCACTCTTGGCAGCAGCGATGCCGGTGGCATGGCCATGGCTATCCTGCTGCGCCGCCCGCTGCCTGAGCAGCTGGATCACCTGGTACTTTGCCACCCTCACTATGACAAGGAGCGCCGCCGGGCCGCCGTGGTGATGGAGAAGGCCAAGCGCGCCCACCGGTCCGGCAATGATCACGAGTACCAGCGCCTTCTGGCTGAGCGGAACGAGATCCTGTCCCTGGCTAATGACCACTGTGTCGCCGAGATGATGCAGTCAGGGCGCTGCCCGCACTGCAATGGCACCGGGATCCGCCCGCGCAAGGGTGACGGCTGCCCGAAGTGCCACGGCACCGGCCGGGTCGTGCCACACGTAGAGTTGGTGTCGCGCCGGTTCGGGCAGGAGATGCGGCAGGCCGTAGAGCGTGCCGTTGATGACGTGATCCACCAGGCGTCAGACCTGTCAAAGATCATGGACCGACAGGTGAGGGAGATGCGGGCGGCTTAGGTGCGGAGAGTTCGCCGCCGAGCAGGCGCAACCCCATGAATAGACGCAGTTATTGAATCCACCCCTCCCCGGCGTTAGTATTGCTCAAAGATGGCCAGAGTCCCCGTGACCCTGGCCTTTTTAATTTCTGGCCCGCCTCGTGCGGGCTTTGTCGTTTCTGGAGGGGCGATGACGCCTGACAAGGATCCACAGAACTACAGCATGCTCGCCTATCTGGCGTTCGGCGGGCTGAGCGTATGGGGAGGGCTTGTGACCTACATACAGACGGTGAAACGCGAGGGAAGGCAGTTCCGATGGGCCGAGGCGCTGCTGCAGGTGGTTGTGTCAGGGTTCGCCGGGATGTTGACCATGCTGCTGAGCTGGTACATCGCAGCCCCGCTCCCGTTGTGCGGCTTCATGGCTGGCCTGGCTGGCTTGATGGGGTCGAAAGCACTGGAGCTGTACGAACGCCGGGCAACCGGCTGGATGGGAGGGAAGGAGTGATGGTGAAAATGCGTTGGGTAGATGAGGCCCGTCGGCATATCGGTCTGACGGAGATCAAGGGGCCCCAGCACAACCCCGAGATCGTGGCGATGTGGAAGGCCATCAAGCGGGGCGGGATCAAAGACGATGAAACCCCATGGTGCGCCGCCTTTGTCGGGGCGTGCCTGGAGCGGGTCGGCATTCAATCCACCCGGTTCGAGGGTGCGCGTTCCTATGCCTCCTGGGGGGAGAAGCTGGAAAAGCCGGTGGCGGGCTGCGTAGTGGTGTTCTCCAGGGATGGTGGCGGACACGTTGGGTTCGTAGTGGGGCAGGATAAGGCTGGCAATCTGCTGGTATTGGGCGGCAACCAAGCTGACGCGGTGAACGTGAAGGCGTTCCCTCGCTCCCGGGTAACCGCATACCGCTGGCCCGCCGGTGAGCCGAAGCCTGTAGGGGAATTGCCTGTGATGGCTGCGGCAGAGTTCTCGAAGTCCGAGGCATAGGCGCAAGCCTTGCCAATATCGCCGGGTAGCCGGTAACAGCAGAGGAGAGTGCGATGGAACACATCGTTGAGGTGGTCATCAACTGGATTGTCATCCTGATGGCTGTAGTGGGCGGCGCGTCCATGGTGGTGCAGGGGCTGGCCAAGATCGCGGCCGTCACCCCGTCCACCCGGGACGATGAGGTGATCGGGAAGGTGCAGGCCTTCTTGGTTGGCCTGACCAAGGTGCTGGACAAGCTGGCTATGAACCTGCCGGCTGAGAAAGCCAGGAAGCAATAACATGAACAGCTTGCTCCAACTGCTCGACATTCTAACGGCCCTTCTGGGCCGTTGGCTTAAGCAGGAGAGGGCAAGGGAGGTGCAGGAAAGCCATGACAAGAATCATGCGGACCCACAGGGGCGTTTTGCTGAGCGTTTCGGTGCTGCTTCTGGCCAGTTGCCAGACAGCTCCAAGCCAAACAGCGAACTGCCCGCCACCCACACCCAGGCTGACATGGAACCCCGCCGCTAATGGCGGGGTTTGTCTTTCTGGGGAATCCACAGCCGACCTACTGGACTATCTCGATGCACTGGAGCGATGCGGTGGTTAATGGCATTACCGTGACCGGGGTTGTTACTCAGGTGAGGGAGTATGACGGGAGTCAGGCCCTGGTCACCCTGAATACTGGCGTCTCCGTCGTAGTACCGGCTACCCATGAGCCTGTACCTGGTGATGCCATCGTCGAAGGCGAGTTATCTCTCTAAATGGCAAAGACCGACTGGGCACAGCTCAATGCAGAGTTCCTGCAAGAGCATGAAGCGACCGGCATCAGTGCGAAAGACTGGTGTGACAGCCGCGGCCTGAACTACAACTCGGCGCGTCGCTATTTGAAATCTCGGGGGCAATCCCCTGCGCAACCTGATAAATCTCGCGTAGCTGCGCAATCTGCGCATTCCGAAGTGCGCAAAACTGCGCAATCTGCGCAAAGTGCGCAAACCAAGGGGAATGAGGCCAAGGCCAAAGGGGGAGAGCGAAGAGGGGAGAAGTCCTCCGCATCCACAAAATCCCAGCCCGAGCCTGACCAGACCTCGAAAAACAAAGGGCGTGATGGCTCCGGCCGTTTCGTCCGTGGCGAGTACGAGGGCAACCCGAACCCGCCAGCCAACATCAAGCCCGGCATGCAGATTGCCAAGACCCATGGCGGTTATGCCAAGTTCCTCGATGCCGAGGAGCTGTTCGACCAGGCTCGCGAGCTGCAACTGCGCGACGAGCTGGACTTCACCCGGGCTCGCGTCATCTCCGTCACCCAACTGCTCAAGGGACTGCAGCAGGACCTGGTTAACGCCACCGAGATGACCGACCGGATCGCGCTCTATGACAAGATCCTGAAAGCCGAGCAGGCCCTCGACCGCAATATCCAGCGCATCGAGTCCATCGAGCGGACCCTGAGCGCCCTTCGCATCGACGAGGTGAGCGTGCCGAAGATTGAGGAAGATACTCGGCGGATCCGGGCTGCGGCCCGCAAGCTGACCGCCGAAGCGGATAGGCTGGAGAAGGATGGCGGCAGCGAGGCCACTCCGGTTAGCGAGATGGTTTCCGAGCTCCACGACATGGGGACAGGGGGGCTGATGTCATGACTGTTCCCATCGACGCATCTTCCATGACTGAGCAAGAGCAGATGGCCTACATCCGCTCGAAGCTCAGCGATAAGTGGTGGCGGATGAACAACCTCTACATGATCGAGAACGAACAGGGCCAACTGGTGCGCTTCCGGTTGCGCCCGGCGCAGGAGCTGCTGTTCCGGACCATGTGGTACCTGAACATCGTCCTCAAGGCGCGCCAGCTCGGATTCTCCACGGCCATCGACATCTATCTGCTGGACGAGGCGCTGTTCAACAAGAACCTCAAGTGCGGGATCATCGCCCAGGACCTGACGGCCGCCGGTGAGATCTACCGCACCAAGATTGAAGTCCCGTTCGATAACCTGCCCGGCTGGCTCAAGGCCCAGTTCAAGGTGGTGACCCGGCGCGGCGGGGCGAATGGCGGTCATATCCTGTTCCGGCATGGCTCCAGCATCCAGGTGGCCACTTCCTTCCGCTCAGGTACCGTCCAGCGCCTGCATGTCTCCGAACACGGGAAGATCTGCGCCAAGTATCCCGAGAAGGCCAAGGAGGTGCGAACCGGGACGCTGCAGGCGATCCACCCGGGCGCCGTGGCCTTCATCGAGAGCACAGCCGAAGGGGTAGGGGGCGACTTCCACGCCATGAGCATGAAGTCCCTCGAGCTGGCCAGGGCATCCGGTGAACTCAGTCAGCTCGACTGGAAGTTCCACTTCTTCGCCTGGTGGCAGGACCCCAAGTATCGCGCCGACGTGCCGGCATCCGGCGTAGTGATGAGCAAGACCCAGGCGGAGTATTTCGCCGCGGTCGAGAAGTCGATGGATTGCACCATTACCGACGAACAGCGGCAATGGTACGTGCTGAAAGAGTCCACCTTGGGCGCCGAGATGAAGCAGGAGTTCCCCAGCACGCCGCTGGAAGCCTTCCTAACCTCTGGGCGCCGGGTGTTCGACCCCATCCATACCATGGATGCCGAGGGCGATTGCATGGCCCCGCTCATCGTCTATGACATCGACCCAGTGACCGGCAGGAGTGAGAAGGCCCGCAAGCCGGAGAAGCTGGACGAGCGTGGCCAGCGCTCCCTCGAGAACATGCTGCTGGTCTGGGAGCTGCCAGACCCCGACGAGGATTACGCCATCGGCGCCGACGTGGCGGAAGGGCTGGAGCACGGCGACCGTTCAAGCCTCGACGTGACAGCCAAGAGTGACGGCCGTCAGGTGGCCCACTGGTTCGGGCATCTGGATCCCGGGCTGTTTGCCCAACTGCTGGCCCACGTTGGAAGGTTCTACGGCAGCGCAGAGCATGGCCCGGCCTACATCGGCCCGGAGCGCAACAACCACGGCCACGCTGTGCTGCTCAAGCTCCGTGAAATCTACCCGACCCGACGCATCTACACCCAGGAGCACATCGACCGGGACCGCGACGACGAGACGCCACGCCTTGGCTGGCTCACCACCCGGCAGTCCAAGCCGATCCTCGTCGATGGCCTCAAGGCCCTGCTGCGTGCCGGGCAGTCCGGGATCCGCTGGATCGGTACCATTTCCGAAGCCACCACCTACGTCTACGACAAGAGCGGTAGCATGAACGCCCAGGACGGCTGCTACGACGACCAGCTCATGAGCTACATGATTGCCCAAGAGATGCGTGCCCGGATGCCGGCCCGCATCGTCAAACCTGAATCCTTCCGCAAACCCAAGCACTGGATGGCCAACTGATGATCAACGCCCAACCCAAGGCCCCTGAAAAAGGCGGCCTCGATACCCCGCGCCTGCTCAAACTGATGAGCGATATCAACGGCCAGCCGGACTGGCGAAGCCTTGCCAATCGAGCTTGCGCTTACTACGACAACGACCAACTGCCACCTGCGGTAAAAAAGGCACTCGATGAACGCGGGCAGCCCATCACGATCCACAACCTCATCGCCCCGACTATCGACGGCGTGCTGGGGATGGAGGCCAAGAGCCGCACCGATCTGATGGTGATCGCCGATGACCACGACGACGAGCTGGAGCAACTGGCCGAGGCCGTCAACGCTGAATACGCCGATATGTGCCGCCTTGGCGGACTGGACCGCGCCCGAGGCGAGGCGTATGGCGGCCAGATAAAGACCGGTGTGGGCTGGGTTGAGGTATGCCGCCGCGATGACCCGTTCGGCCCGCGCTACAAGTTCAGCAACGTCCACCGAGACGAGGTTTATTGGGACTGGCACAGCAGGGAGCCGGACCTAAGCGACTGCCGCTGGTTGATGCGCCGCCGCTGGGTCGATCTGGATGAGGCCAAGACCATGTTCCCGAGCAAGGCACAGGCGCTGCAGTGGGGCGTCAACGACTGGGAGGGGATGGTAAGCCTGACCGCCATCGAGGGGATGGACCCCAACCTGGTCAGCGCCTATGACGAGTGGAGCCAGTTCAGCGGTAAGGAGGTGGAGTGGTGCAGCAGGGAGCGAGACCGGGTGCTGCTGCAGGTGGTCTACTACCGCACCTACACCATGCGTCAGGTGCTGATGCTGGACTCCGGTCGGGCACTGGAGTACGACAAGACCAATCAACTGCACCTGGCTGCTGTGGCCATGGGGCGCGCCAAGCTGGAGCGCTGCCCGGTGGCCGTGATCCGGGAATCCTGGTTCGTCGGCCCTCATCATCTGGTTGATCGACCCTGCTCTGCTCCCCACAACATGTACCCGCTGGTGCCGTTCTGGGGGTATCGCAAAGACCGCACCGGCGAACCCTATGGGCTGATTGCTCGAGCCATGCCGGCGCAGGACGAGGTGAACCTGCGGCGTATCAAGCTCACCTTCCTGCTGCAGGCCAAGCGCGTCATCATGGACAAGGACGCCACCAACATGAGCCGGGATCAGGTGCTGGAGCAAGTCGAGCGCCCCGATGGCTATATCGAGCTCAACCCTGACCGAGCCAACAAGACCAGCGTGAGCGATGCCTTCAAGGTAGAGCAGGACTTCAACGTGGCGGCCCAGCAGTTTCAGGTGATGCAGGACTCGGTGAAGCTGATCCAGGACACCATGGGGGTTTATGCCGCCTTCTTGGGGCAGGGCTCCACCGGGCAGTCCGGCGTGGCGATCAGCAACCTGGTGGAGCAGGGGGCGACCACGCTTTCGGAGATCAACGACAACTACCGGATGGGCTGCCAGCAAGTGGGGCAGTTGGCGCTGGCGTACCTGCTGGAAGACATGGCCAGCAAGCGCAACTACAAGGTGACCGTGAACCGGGATGACCCCCGCCGCCGCAAAACCGTGGTGGTCAACGTGGAGCAGGAGGATGGCAAACTCACCAATGATGTGACCCGGCTGCGGGCACATATCGCACTGGCGCCGATCCAGCAGACTGCCGCCTACAAGCAACAACTGGCCGAGCGGATGACCCAGGCTATGTCCCAACTTCCGCCAGAGGCTGCAGGTGCCTGCTTCGATTTGCTGGTTGAGCTGATGGATGTGCCGCGCAAGGCCGAGTTTGTGGAGCGGATCCGCAATGCCCTGAACATTCAGAAAGACCCGGACGAGATGAGCGATGAGGAGCGCGCCGCTGCCGAGCAACAGGCTCAGCAGGCCCAGATGCAGCAGGAGCTGGCCATGCGCGAGATGCAGGCCAAGTTGGCAGAACTGGAAGGCAAAGCCGCCAAGTGGCAGGCAGAGGCCCAGCGCATAGCCAAGCTGACCGACTCCATCCGGTTTGAGGATGCTCTCAAGCAGGCCCAGACCGGCAAGACGTTGCAGGAGATGGAGCAACTGGCAGCCCAGCAGCAGGCGATGCAGACCGAGCAGGCAGCCCTGCAGGCCCAGCTGTTGGACACCATTCAGCAGCAGATAGACGCGATCGCGCTCTGATAGTTGCTTTCCTGACCTGCCAGCGTTACGATTTCCCCAACATGGCCCAGTCTCTCGAGATTGGGCCTTTTTCATTTCCAGACCCGGCCATTGTGCCGGGTTTTTTATTTGGAACGGGCCATGACCGACCAGCAACACCTTGATGCCGAGATGGAACGAGATATTCAGGCGCTCGAACTGACCGCCCCGCGCGTTACCCCTGAACAGATCGATGCGCTGATGCGTGGCGTTCGCTATGAGGTTCAGGTTGTTCCCGGTACCACAACCACGCTGGCTACCGCCATTGCTGCCAACGGCTTCACCCTGGCCATCGGCATGACCGCCTGTGCGGACCCGGCCAACTTCAACGCCGAGTTTGGCGCCAAGTACGCCATCAAGGATGCCGAAGCCAAGGCCCGCCAAGAGCTGTGGAAGCTGGAAGGCTGGCGGCTCAAGTGCCATTTAGCGAATCTTTAGCGATAGACGGCAACCCTTGCCCGCGTTGTGCGGGCTTTTTTATGCCCAGCCCCAGCCGGGGAGCGCTTTCACCGAGAGCCTTCCCCCGCTTGGGCAGCGATACCACCCACTGAAAACCCACGAGGACAACCATGGATAAGAACATCGACAACCTGACCGGCACTGAGAGCCTGGACGAACTGGAAGCCATGCTGGAAGCGATCGAGCGTGAGCCCGATAGCGAGCTGGATGATGGCACTGCTACCGAGCAAACGGACGTACAACCCGCGCCGTCGGCGGGCGAGGTGGCAGCCGGTAACGAACAGGGCAGCACCGAGCAGGGCGGTGAAGGGGTCGCGGAGCCTGAGAAGGTGATCCTGGCCAAGAGCGGTAAACACACCATCCCGTATGAAGTGCTGGAGCAGGCGCGCAATGAAGCCAAGCAGCTGCGTGAGCAGTTGGCTCAGTCGCAGCAAGCCCAGGCCGAGCGGGACAAGCTGCAGGCGCTGATGGAGAAGCACGGGATCAACCCCGACGTGGACCCCGACGACATCAGCCAGGAGGAGCTCGAGCAGTTGGCGCAGGACTACCCGGATCTCGGCAAGTCCATCGCCGCCATTGCCCGCAAGCTCCAAAAGCTGGATCCCCAGGTCGCCCCGCAGCAGGTTCAACCCACCCTCAACCCGGTACAGGCCGCACTGCAGGCGGTACCTGATCTGGTGAGCTGGCGGGAAAAGGACCAGGACCGTTTCGACTTCGCCATCATCGTCGATGAGAAGCTCCAGGCTGATCCCGCGTGGAAAGGCAAGTCGCTGGATGAGCGATTCGCAGAGGCGGCGCGCCGCACCAAGCTGGCCTTTGGTGATGAGGTCATCCCTCCCGCCAAGGTACCCGGCAAGGGTGCAGAAAAGCCCGCTGATTTCATCCCGTCCAGCCCTTCGGCACTCGGCCAGACCCATCATGCCGCCCCCACTGGAGTGGAGCGCTTTGGCGCCATGTCTCAGACCGAACTTATCGGCGAGATGGGCGCCATGACAGACGCCCAAATGGATGCGCTGCTGGAGCAGGCCGGGTACTAACCCACCACCCATTTCAATAAGCCAACCCCGACCACTGTGTCGGGGTTTTTGTTTTCATGTAGGAGAGGACCATGACCCAAGTCACCTCGGCGCAAGCCAACAAGATTTTGCAGGCCGCACTGTTTACGGCGGCCAACCGTTCTCACTCGCTGGTGAACATGCTGACCGAAGAGGCCCCCAAGGGTGCCAAGGTCAACGGCGGCAAACAGACCAGCGCCGGCGCCCCCGTGGTGCGCATCACCGACCTCGGTAAAGGCGCCGGGGATGAAGTGGACATGCAGCTGTTCCACCAACTGTCTGGCCGCCCGACCATGGGTGACAAGAAGCTGGCAGGGCGCCTCGAGAGCATGTCCTTCGCGGACTTCTCGCTGAAGATCAACCAGACCCGCCATGGTGTGGACGCGGGCGGCAAGATGAGCCAGAAGCGCACCAAGCACGACCTGATCAAGACCGCACGTGTGCTGTTGGGTGATGGCTACTACGGCCGCCTGGTTGACCAGCGCGGCTTTGCTCAGCTGGCCGGTGCACGCGGCGATTACTCGGCCACCGATATCATCCTGCCGCTGGCGGATGATCCCGAGTTTGCCGACATCATGATCAACGAGCTGACCGCGCCGACCTACGAGCGCCACTTCTTCGGTGGTGATGCGACCAGCTTCGAAGCCCTCGATGCGGCGGATCGCTTCAACCTCGGCTGTGTGGACAACATGGCGCTCTACCTGGCCGAGATGGCCAACCCCATCCAGCCGATCCGCATGGTGGCGGACCCGTCCGGTGGTGAGCCGCTCTACGTGCTCTACGTGACCCCGCGCCAGTGGCACGACTTCTACACCTCCAGCTCCGGCAAGGACTGGCAGGCAATGCTGGCTTCCGCGATGGAGCGCAGTAAGGGCTGGAATCACCCCATCTTCCGTGGGGAAGGGGCGATGTGGCGCGGCATTCTGGTCAAGCCCTACAAGGGCATGCCGATCCGCTTCAACCAGGGCAGCATCGTCAAGGTGTGTGCGGCCAACTCCACGACCGGTGCGGAAGTGGACAAGGTTGCGGGCACCCTGATCGACCGCGCCGTGCTGCTGGGCGGCCAGGCGCTGGCCAATGCCTTTGGCTCTGGCGAGCAGGGGGGCTCCTTTGGCATGCACCAAGAGCCAACTGACCACGGCAACAGCACCGAGATCTCTATCAGCTGGGTCTCCGGCCTGCAGAAGATCCGCTTCAAGCAGCGCAACGGCAACATTCAGGACCATGGCTGCATGGTGTTGGATACCGCCGTCAGCGCCGTCGGCCGCTAAGCCGCTGACCCATGGGGCTTCACGGCCCCATCACATCACTATCTGACCAGACAAGGAGCCATATCATGGCCAAGACTACCCTGATCGCCCGAGCGTACCGCTGGTTTGTCGGCGCGTTCGGCAACCTCTCTATCTCCCCGACCCTGGTAGCCAAGCTGGCTGCCGTACCCGCTGGCGATGTTGTCGCATACGGCGACAAGGTGGAGCCCAACCTGAAAGTGGTGGGTGTGACGATGTTCAGCACTGCGCTGGGCGCGAGTACCACCATCACAGCCAAGATCGGCACGACCACCATCATCAACGCCGAGAGTACGGTGGGGGCGGTGGCAAAGTATTACCCGGTCGATGACCTGATGACCGAGCCTGACCAGGAGCTCACCCTCACGGTTGGCGGCGGCGCGGCAACTGGCACGGTCAAGCTCAAGCTGCATTACGAGGTAGTCGGCAACCTGTAAGGCTGCCGATCACTGTCCGCCCGGCCCTGTGCCGGGCTTTTTCGTTTCTGAATAGGAGTCATCGCCATGAGCGACAAGATTGCCGTGGTTTACATCGGCGACAAGCCGAGCAAGAAAGACACGGTCACCGGCAGCCGCCTGGTCTTCCCGCGCCATACCGCAGTGGATGTGGAGAGTCACATCGCCATGCAACTGCTGGAGTTCCCGAGCGTCTGGATCCGCCATGAGGCACTGGCTGGCGAGCTGGAGCGGCAGGAGACCACTGCCCAGGCTGCCGCCAAAGAGAAGGAGCGCCTCGCCGCTGAAGCTGCCCGCCTGGCCGAAGAGCAGAGCATGGTGGTCGGTGAGCGCGATCTGGCCAAGATGACCTCTGCCCAACTGGCCACCCTGGTGGAAGGGGAAGATCTGGATATTGAGCCGCAGGGCCCGCAAGAGAAGGTGCCCGAATACCGGGTGCGCGTGCGTGATGCCCTGAAGGCCAAGCTGGCCGAGCAGGGGGAATAACATGCAGATGGTGTCGCGTGAGCAGTTCCTGCCCACCGTCAGGCTGCACATCACCGGCCCGCTCGAAGTCATGCTGGGTGAGGCCGTCACAGAGGCGGCCATCACGTTCTGCCGGGAGTCGGCCTTGCTGACCCTTGACCGACTACTGCCCAGCGCGTCAGCCGGCAGCCTGGTGGAGGTCTGCAACATCAGCGGGATGACATCGTGCAATGTGCTGCACCTGACCGGTGAAGGGGGCGCGCCATTTGTCAGTGGGCGTGACTACTTCGCCATGTCGGCCAATGAGCTGAGCATCCTGACTGATCTCAGCGATGCGCGGATCTGGTATGTGGCTGCCCCGGTCAAAGGCGCCACCGACCTCCCAGCCCAGCTCTACCACGATCACGCCGATGCCATTGCCCATGGCGTCGCTGCCTTGCTCTATGCCCAGCCAGACCGCCCCTGGTCTGACCCTAAGCGTGCAGGGTACCACCGGGCTGAGTTCGTCGAAGGTTGGCGTCGCGCTGGTCGGTTCCGCAAAGAGCACAGCGCCCCGACCCAGGTCGAATTCCACAACCCGCCCCGCAAACACACTTTTTTCTAAAGGACTCCACACATGGCAACCGTTACCGTTGACTCTATCTTGAAGCGGGTAAATACCCTGCTCAACGATCGCACCTGGGTTCGCTGGCCCAAGCAGGAGCTGCTGGACTACTACAACGATGCTGCCAAAGCGATCGTGTTGATGCGTCCGGATGCCCACACCAAGAACGTCCAGTTCAACTGCGCTGCCGGCACCAAGCAGAGCTTGCCAGCTGATGCCCTCCGGTTGATAGAGGTACTTCGCAATGCTGATGGCAAGGTGATCCGCTTCGTGCCGCGCCGTGCGCTGGATGACAGCTACCCGGATTGGCATGCAGGCAAGGATGGCACCAGTGTGGCGGCCTACACCTATGACGACCGCGATCCCAAGAACTTCTATCTCTACCCAGGCCCCGCCGCCGCAGTGAAAGTGGATGTGATCTACTCAGTTGCCCCGCAATCCAAGATGCTGCCGGATGTCGAGAGTGCAGGTTCTCCGGCACTAGCCGACCTGGATGACATCTACATCAACCCGCTGATCGACTTCATCATGTACCGGGCCTTCTCGAAGGACTCCGAATACAGCGCCAACTCCAATCGGGCGATCGGCCACTACAACGCCTACCTGCAGCAACTGGGTGAAAAGACCCAGGTTGATACTAACTTGGAGCAGCGCAAGTCCGAAGGCTTCTCCCGCGTGACCGGGCAGTAAGGGGGCAGCATGGCTGGAGTGTGGAAGCGTGACGGCACGGTGGCCGTCACCAATGGTAACAAGAAGGTGACCGGTACCGGGACCACCTTCGCAGACACCAAGAACGGGGTGGCCAAGGGCCACCTTTTTTGCATCACCAGTGGTACCTCGGTGGATTTCTACGAGGTGGACTACGTGGTGTCCAACACGGAGCTGTATCTGGTGCAGGCCTACCGTGGCGTTACTGCCACGGGCAAAGCCTACGAGATCATCACGACTTTCTCGGATTCCGTCCCTGAGTTCGCCCGCCGACTGACCGCCACACTGAGTGCCTATCAGCAGCAGAGCGATGCTTTTCAGGCGCTGCTGACGAGCACTGCCACCACTGTTGAGGTGACTGCACCGGATGGAACCAAGCAAACACTGATCCCGTGGAAGCGTGTGACCAGTGAAGGGGAGGGCCAGGCGGCCCGCGCCAAGGTCGAGGCAGATCGATCCAAGGCCGAAGCGGATCGCGCTGCTTCAGCCGTGGCATTGGCAGCTGAAGCAACAGCCTCTGCTGCATCTGCTCAGACTGCGCAATCCAATGCAACAGCCTCTGCTGCGTCTTCAGCCTCTAGCGCTACCTTAGCAAAAGCTGAAGCCGACAGATCCAAGTCTGAGGCGGACAGAGCCAGCTTTATCGCAGGACTGGAAACTGTAACTGACCTCGCCGAAGCCGGGACCGGCTCGCTGATGCGCGTGGGCGGCGCCACCATCCTCGATGCGGAGCGCTACGCCCTGGAGCGGGCAACCGGCGGCAGCCAGACCATCATTCGCGACAGCGCTGGCAACGCCAATGCTATGTTCGTGCTGCCGCGCTTCAGCTACGCCGACCTGGGCATGACTGCCGATATGGGCACTGGCGATGTGACGGCGTTCGATGTGGGCACTGGCAGCATTAAGGGCGAAATTTTTATCGGCGCCTATCTTGCGTCCGGCTCCGGCGCTGTCAGCGCGCCGCGGCAAGATCCCCGCGCATCACTGGACCACACGGCAGCGCGTGCCGCCTGCGCCGCGAAGGGCGCCGGTTGGCATCTGATGACCGTGCACGAGTGGGCTGCCATTGCGCTGTGGTGCGTGGCGAACGGCTACGAGCCAATCGGAAACACCAACTGGGGTCGCAGCCACGCCAAAACCTGGATGGTAGGCGATCGGGCCGACAATAGAGCGCCGGGTGATACAGCCGGCACGGGGCGAACCCAGACCGGCTCGATGGGGTCCGAGGCGACGCATACTCGCACGCTGGGCGGGATTGCGGATCTGGTCGGCAACGTCTGGGAGTGGCAGGACGGATTGCTGCTGCAAGACGGCCGTTTTAAGCTGTCCTCCCACAACACCCAGGCCGAAGTTGACTGGGCGTTCGCTGATGCGTTTCTTGATGCGTCAACACCAACCGGTGGATCGGCCATCCTGTCCAACGCAGTCAACAACAGACTGGGAGCCATCGGAGACAACGCCAACGCTGGCAACTCGGCTAGCGTTGACTGGCGCTCGATGACCAAGGCCGGCGGCTACGTCAGCAATCAGGCGATGAAGCGGCTGCTGCTGGAGCCAGCCAATGCATTGCCACAGGGCCGCATTTATATGCGTAACTTCGGCGAGCGACTCCCGTATCGTGGCGGCAGTTGGGACAACGGGGCCTACGCTGGCCTGGCTGCGCTCGGTCTGGGCGCTTCACGCGCGTACACGAGCACGCACGTTGGGTTTCGCCCCGCCTTTGCTTGAGCTTTGGGCCTTGAGTTTTGACGGCGCCGCGATAGCGGCGCTTAGGTAAATCAGGATTGATATGGATAAACAGCCTCTCGTTATTGAGCAGCGCATCCGCGACATGATGCAGTACGGGCACATCGCCCTGCGCCAGTTTCCGAAGTCAGAGAAGCATGTGTTGGCGGCCGAGATCAGGACCAGCATGTTGACACTGCTGCGGTTGGTCATCACGGCGGCCAAGCGCTATCACAAGAAGACCACGCTCACCGATCTCGATGTCGAACTGGCGGTGTTGCAAAATCAGATCAGGCTGGCCAAAGACCTGGCCTATCTACCCATCAACAAATATCAGCACTGGAGCGGTCTCAATCTCGAGATCGGCAGGATGATCGGCGGCTGGCTCAAATACGAGCGAGCCGCCTAATCATGGGCTCCGACATCAAGCGACTCCCGTATCGTGGCGGCAATTGGAACAACGGGGCCAACGCTGGCCTGGCTGCGCTCAATCTGAACAATTCACGCGCGAACACGAACACGAACATTGGGTTTCGCCCCGCCTTTGGCAGCAGCCAGAAGGCAACACCTCACGGGGCGTTGTCCAGTGCATTATCAAAGGGATGTCGATGCCTCGGCTATCGCCGAAAAACTGAACAGGCGGCACCGGTGCGCCGGGCCGCCGACTTTAAGGCCCTCATGTACGACCAAATCATATCGTTTGACAATCTGCACCAGGCTGCCCTGCGCTGCCTGTGCGGAAAACGCACCTCGCCCGCCGCCCTGCGCTACATGCAGCGCCTGGAAGAGCACCTGCACGACACCCACAATCATCTGCTGCACGACAGCTATCAGCCCGGCGGATACGAGGAGTTTTATGTTTTTGAGCCGAAACAGCGCCTGATCTCGGCACCCCGCTTCGTGGATCGAGTTGTCCACCGGGCGATCATGAATGTACTGGAGCCAGCGCTTGACCCGCGCTTTATATTCGATAGCTACGCCTGCCGCAAAGGCAAGGGGGTACATGCCGGGGCAAACAGGGCACAGCGCTGGATGCGGGCGATCAGGCAAGCTCACGGCCCACTATTCTGCCTGAAGGCGGACATCAGCAAGTATTTCGCCAGCATCGATCACGCCCGCCTCAAGGCGATCTTGCGCCGCCACATCCACTGCGATCGCACGCTCAGGCTGCTCGATGCCATTATCGACTCGAGCCCAGGGCGGCCGGGTGTCGGGATCCCGCTCGGCAACCTGACAAGTCAGCTGTTTGCCAATCTCTATCTCAACGAGTTGGATCGCTACGCAAAGCACGATCTCGGCATCCGGTACTACATCCGCTACATGGATGATTTTGTGGTGTTGCATCACGACAAGGCGCAGCTGCAGGCGTGGCGGGCGCGCATCGAGCAGTTCCTGTGGAGTGCGCTGCGCCTGACCACTAACAGCAAGACCCAGATATTCCCGGTTGGGCCGGATAACGGCAGGGCGCTCGACTTCCTCGGCTACCGCATCTACCCCACCCACCGCCTGTTGCGCAAAAACAGCATCAAGCGCATCCGCTACAAGCTGCGCCGCTTCAAACGGGCGATAGCGGCAGGCAGGCTAACGGCAGGCGACTGCCGACCATGCATCCAATCGTGGTGTGCGCACGCCGCGCATGCAAACACCTGGCGGCTGCGCTGCAGCCTGTTTAACATTTCGAGCGGGGCAAATAGATGAGCTACTTATATGACGGCGAAACGCACGACAACTACGATCCGGCCTTTATGGCGGCCCTCGGCATGAGCGAGGAAACGATCGCCTCCGTACTGGCCCAGCGCGACTATGAGCTGACAGAGGGGCAACTGGCGCGCCGCCAGCGCGCCTACGTGGCCGAGTCCGATCCATTGTTCCTGGAGTGGCAATACGACAAGACAGCAGCGGCCGAGCAGACGTGGCGAGACAAGGTGGCGGAGATCAAGCTGCGCTACCCGGTGGCCCGTGGGGCGGAAGAGTGATCGTCCGTCTCGAGCCCATCACGGCGATCGTGGTCGCCGTGCTGCTTGGCTGGGCGTGGAATACAGCCACGGCCCCAGGCCTGTCTGTCAGGTGCAGGAGCAGCACCAGGGTAAAACCGTCCTGGTGCCGCGCCCCTGCGCCGAGGTGCTGCAGCCAGCCAAGTGAGCCTTGCCTCCTGGCGCTCCCGGCGTTAGGATTTACCCATCATGGCCCTGCTCTCCCGAGCGGGGCTTTTTCGTTTCTGCCTCTCTGAGATCCCCATGCCCATACTCGATATCGTCACCATGCGAGGGACTATGCCGCGCGTGGAGCCCCATCTTTTGTCTGATGAGGTCGCGGTGATTGCTCGCGACTGCCATTTTGACCATGGCGTCATCTCGCCTCTGGAGGATGACGCCAGTGCTGGTGTGGAATTGCCCATCGTGCCTACCACCCTTTTTCACTATGGCCAGCACTGGTTCGCCTGGAACAAGGTGGTGGAGGCCATCCGCTCCCCGATAGCTCAGGACCCGTATGGCCGGGTTTACTACACGGATGGTGAGTATCCCAAGGTGACCCATGCCCAGATAGCCACAGGCGGGACCAGCAAGCCGACGGCATGGTATCGGCTAGGCGTACCTGCCCCCGGCGTTCCGGTCGGGATTGGCGCCATCACCCCGCCGGTTGGCGGAGTGGATGATGAACTGACCGACGACGAAACTCGCTTCTATGTGGATACCTTTGTCACCGCGATGGGGGAGGAAGGCCCCCCTGGCCCGGCCAGCGGCAAGGTTGACATCCCAATCCCGGGGTCGTCGGTGGCCTTGATGTTGACTCCTCCCACCTCCCAGAACAGCAACATCACCAAGCGCCGCATCTACCGGTCAGTATCCGGTGGTGGCCTTGCTGATTACCTGCTGGTTGCCGAGCTGCCGATCGCTCAAGCGTCGTTTGTCGATACCCGGGTAGATGGGGAGCTGGGCGCGGTGCTGGAGACCTACGACTACACCATGCCGCCTGATGGCATGCGCGGCATGTGTCAAATGGCGAATGGCATGTGTGCGGGGTTTGCTGGCAACTCCCTCTACCTGTGCGAGCCCTACCTTCCCTATGCCTGGCCGGAGAAATACCGGCTGACCACTGAGCACGACATCGTGGCGATCGCGGCCATCGATACCACCTTGGTGATCGGGACCAAGGGGTACCCCTATCTGGCCCAAGGCGTGAGTCCTGCATCCGTGACCACCCAGAAGCTGAGCCAACTGCCGCAGTCCTGTGTCAGCGGTCGCTCTATGGTCGCCATGGATGGGGTGGTGCTCTATGCCTCCCCGGATGGGTTGGTCGGTGTCGGCGCCAACGGTGGGCAGGTGGTCACCGAGGGGATCATCACTCGAAGCCAGTGGCGTGCCATGAAGCCTGACACCATGCGGGCATGGCACCACGAGGGCAAATATGTGGCCATGACGGACACCCACGGCTTCATCTTCGACCCCAAGAGCGGCGACCTTCGTGAGCTGACGAATCGCTGGGATGCGGCTGTATCCGATATGGAGAGTGATTCGCTGTTCGTGGCCAAGGGCCGCAGCTTGCAGGTATGGCGGGGCGGGAGCGCCAGCAACGGTCAGTTCGTCTGGCGTTCGAAGCTCTTTATGGTTCCAGAGGGGGCGTCATTCAGCTGCTGTAGGCTGCTGGCTGCGGACATCAGCCAGGTGGGGATCAAGTTGTTCGTTGACGGGGAGCAGGTGATGGAGCTTGCCCCTGGCAACTTGGTGCCTGGAGCGTTCAGGTTGCCGCCAGTGCGGGGCAGGTTCTGGCAGATCGAGGTCTTTGGCACCTCGGTGGTGAGTCGGATCACCCTCTCGAGCAGCATGGCGGAGATGGTGAACTGATGGCCAAGAAACCAGCTTATCGCGCCGGCCGTGACCAGGCCGCAACAGCCGAGAACGTGGAGCTGCTCACCGGTCAGCGTGGCGATCGCCTCGATAAGGCCGTGACCTTCAGGGAGCTGTCGGCCCTGGGGTTGTCTACGCTGCGCCCCGGCGCAGGCGGCGTGTACGTCCCCGGCAAGAACCCTGACCTTTTCCCCGTAGGCCAGATGGAGTTTCCCCACGCCCCGGTCAACGTGATCGCCAATGGGGCGTTTCACACAGTCCTGGTGGAGTGGGATCCGCCGCGGTACCGGGGGCATGCTCATGCCGAGATCTGGCGAGCGGAGAGTGATAACCAGTCCGATGCCACCCTGGTGGGCACGTCGTCCGCAAACCTCTTCTCTGACGCCATTGGCAAGGGCGCCACATTTTTCTACTGGGTGCGCTTTGTCAACGGCAAGGATGACAAGGGGCCCTTCCAGGGGGTACAGGGCGTTGAGGCTGAAACCAGCCGGGATGTGCAGGACATTCTCGACGAACTGCAGGGAAAGATAGAGGAGAGCCACCTGGCCCAGGCGCTGCTGTGGCCAATAGAGCAAGTCCCACAACTGCAGCTGGACATTGCGATCCTGAAGCCAAAGGTCGATGAAATCGAGGTCATTCGTCCCAAGGTCGCCGCCATCGAGGACAAGATCCCCAGCATTGAGCAGGAGCTGGCCGGCCTGGATGAACGCCAGAAGGTAGCGCAAGAGCTGCTGGATGATGCCCAGCAGCAGCTGGGGATGTCGAGCATCGAAATCGGCCTGGTGCAAGATCGCCTGAATGCGAAGCTCGATAAGTACAAGGGGGATTTTGACTCGTTCCGCGATGCGGTGTTTGTCGTCGATCCTGAAAACGGCAGCATCACCATGGATGCGGTCAATACGGTGCGAGATGAGCTTCACACTTCCATTACTGAAGTTCAGCAGGAGCTTGATGCCGTCGCCGGCCAGATCAGCAGCAAGGCCGACAATGTGACCGTGGATAGCCAGGGCTCGCGCCTCACGGAAGCGGAGCAGCGCATCAACGGCTTGGACGCCAGCCTGAGCCAAACCGTCACCCGGGGGGAGTTCACAGACGAACAGCAGCGGGTCACCCAGATCGGACAGGAGCTCAACGCCACAAAAGGGGAATTGACCCAGAAGGCCACCCAGCAAGAGGTGGACGAGCAGGGCCAAAGGTTGGCCAACGCAGAAAGCAAGCTGACGGTGCATACCGACGAGCTGAGTTCCCAGGCGCAGCGCCTTGATGGGCTGGCGGCCCAGGTTACCCAGGGCGACGAGACTCTTCAGGCCAGTATCACAGAGCTGGCGCGGGTCTCGGCGGAAAGCGATCAGGTGACAGCGCAGCGGGTCAGCGGGCTCGAAGTGAGGGCGGGAGCGTCCGAAGCCAAGATCCAGGCGCTTGAGGAAATCATCGAAGATGATGGTGGCATCACTGCTGGCCGCCTCGACGCGATCACTGCTGAGCTCGAGCTGCAGCGTGGGCAGGACGATGACAACGCTTCTGCCGCTATCGATGGTGCCCTGGCCGTGGATGAGCGCGATCGGGAGAACCGGAAGGCCTTCGGGACCATCCGTACAGAGCAGAGAGTGATCCTGACGGAGCAGCAGGCGCAGGCTCAGCGCACAACAGACATGGAAGTGTTGTTTGAAGCGAAGGATGCCGCCACTCAGGCCAGGATTTCGTCGGTTGAGAAGGTGGCCTCTGATGCTGATTCGGCACTGGCGCAGCGGATTGATAACGTCACAACGGAGTTCAAGGCGGCTGATGCTCAGGCCAATGCAGATATCCGGTCGCTGGAACAGTCTAGCGCCACCGCGGACGAGGCTCTGTCCTTGCGTCAGGACCAGTTGGCCGCCGAGTTAACGAGCGCGACGGCAGAGCTTGCGGCAAACATCACCCAGGAGGAGTCAGCCAGGGTCACCGCCGATGAGGCTATCTCAATGCGGATGGCCGAAGTGGAGGCGCAGTTCAGCAGCGACCTTGATGAGGTGAATGCGAGGGTTGCTGCCGAGGAGTCGGCCAGGGCGAACCAAGACGAGGCGCTTGCCCAGCAGATCAGCACTGTAGATGCTGCGTTTAAGGCCGCGGATACACAGCTGTCAGCCTCACTCGCTGAGTCCAGCAAAGCCCTGGCAGATGCCCAGCTGGCGCTGGGTGAGCGGATCAGCACCATTGATGTGACGGTCGGAGAGAACTCGGCCAGCATCACCGAGCTCCGGCAGGCCGTGGTGAACAATGAGGAGTCGCTGAGCCAACGCCAAGACAAACTGGAATCAGAGGTAGATATCGGCGCCGCCAGCCTGGTCGAAGGTGCCCTGACCGGGGATGAACGCGACCGGGAGAACCGAAAGGCTCGAGGTGTCATCCTCCAGCAACAGAGCACGCTGGCGAATCAACAGGAGGCACAGGCCAGGACTGTTGAGCAACTGACCGCTGAGTTTGATGCTGAGAATGCGGAGATCAGGGCGCAGATCACCAATGAGCAGTTGGTTCGATCAACGGCAGATGAAGCCCTGGCACAGAAGACATCTGTGCTTGAGGCGCAAATCGAAGGGGTGAATCAATCCCTCTCCGCCAGTATTGCCGAGGTGAGCAGGGTCAGCGCTGATGCTGATGCCGCCATGACCGAGAAGCTGAATCAGCAACAGTCCACAATGCAAACGGCGGATGCTGAGCTTTCTAGTCGCATCAATGAAGAGGCAACCACCCGGGCTGATGCCGTGGAGTCGCTGGCCAGCCAGATCCAGCAGGTTACGGCTGACTTTCAAAAGGGTGATGACTCTCTATCCGGGCAGATCACCACTGAATCAGAGGCGAGAGCGACGGCTGACGGGGCGCTTGGTAAGCGCATTGATACGGTTGCTGCTCAGGCAGGAGAGTTGGAGTCGGCAGTGCAGACTCAAAGCCAGGCCATCGCTGACCTGGAGAATGGTGCGCAAGCCATGTGGTCAGTCAAGGCTCAGGCTGGCGATATCAAGGCCGGGATCGGCTTGGTAGCCAAGAGTGATGGCACCAGCCAGGTGATGGTGTCTGCCAGCCAGTTCTTTGTGTTCAACCCAAACAGCCCAAACGCCACCGCCCCTCTGTTTGCCATCGACAATGGCCAGACGGTGATCGCCGAAGCCATCATCCGAAAGGCCACCATCCAGATCATCCAGTCAGAGAAGATCACCGCCGATTATGTGAAGGCTGGTGTCAGCATGTCGGCGCCTGCGATCTCGGGCGGTTCCATCGATATGGGCAATGCCTTCCTGTCTGGCGGGGCAGCAGGGTTCGGTAAAGGCGGGCCATATGGTGGTTGGTCATGGAGGTGGCATACGATCATCTATGCCGATGGCTCGCTCTACACTGACCGTTTATTCGCCTCGAACGGATCATTTACAGGTACAGTCAACGCCAATGCAGGCACATTCCAGAATGTCACCATCGAGGAAACCTGCAATGTGAAAGGCACTGTCTATGCCAACAAGATTGTTGGGGATGTGCTGAGTGCTAAGGTTGTCAGTGCGAACTCAACAGACAGCGCAGGGAGTGGTCATGTAGTGGCATCGGCGTCCGTAAAAGGTTCGAGGACTCATGCCGCAAACTTGTATTGCCTTGGGGTAACAGTTGAGGTGTATGCGTCGGGTGGATATCGGCCAGGTGGTAACGATCAGGATGTGCCGGCGACCATATCGGGCCGCCTCGTTCTGACAAATTCAGCCGGGGGCATCATCGCGACAGCCCCATTCAAGGTGAGATCAGGAAGCAACATTTCAATTGCCGCAGCCAGCCAATCGATAACAATCCAGGGTGGGTTTGACGCTGGTACTGGCGCGGCCTCCATATCCTGCGCGGTCATCATAGATTCTCAGTCTGCGTCATACGGCGGTAGTGCAGGTGTTAGGGTCCCCGCTCAAAGCATTGCATTCTGCTTGCTACCCTCAGGGAGCCAGTTTAATTGATGAAAGCCGCTCTGGGCCGGATAGGAAAATCGGTAGGAGAGCCCAGCCTACCAAGCAACATCGCCAGCGCCTGCCGTCAAAAGCAGGCGTTTTTGTTCTTGCGTGGTGATGATGGGTTTGTGCTCAAGCCACAGGCAGAAGATGGCGTGATCGGTGTCCTGGTCTGGGTGGGGTGGGGGGATGGTGGGGCACCTGAGCGCCACCTGCCGGAGGTGAAGCGACTGGCCCGCATGATAGGTGCCCGCTGGTTGCGCTTTCACTCTGCGCGCAAGGGGTGGCTCAGGGTAGCGCCAAGAATGGGGTGGGTGCGTCAGCCAGATGATGCTGACGGGCTCTTTGTGTTTCAGATCAACTTGTGAGGTGAGCGATGGGCAAGGGTGGCTCTAACGAAATTCAGGAGACGGAAGCCCAGAAAGCTGCGGCTGACGTGGCCATGGAGCAGTGGCAGCTCTATAAAAACGACCTGCAGCAGTATGAGGACATCTTCATGGACAAGGTGGATGACCTCAACAACGAGAGCGAGTACGACAAGCTGGCTGGCACGGCCGCGCTGGGTACCGCTCAATCCTTTGGCGAGGCACGCGCCGGGCTGGCCGACTCTATGGCGGCAGGCGGCGTGGATCCGACCAGCGGCAAGTACCAGGCTGCCATGTCCAATCTGGAGACGGATCAGGCGCTGAGCCAGACCGACACCACCAATCGCGCCCAGTCCAGCCAGCAAGATAAGTATGTTGCTGGGCTCAAGGACGTGGTGAGTATTGGCGCGGGGCAGAAGGCTGAATCTATGGCTGGTATGGGGGATGTGGCCACAACCAGCCTGCGCAAGGCCACCAGTGACGCCCAGAGCTCATTCCAGAGCCAGCAGGCGACAGCTGGTCTGGTTGGTACGTTGGCTGGAGCTGGCACGGCGTATGGGCTCAAGGAGCTGAAGGCGCCTGCAACAACCGCAACCGTGAGCAAGAAGATCAGCCCGACAGCCAGCGTGCTGCAAGGCAAGGGCTATTAAGGGGTAAACGATGGGATACGCCGCAGATACATTTGCACAGATCACTCGCGAGAGCTACCAGGACTGGAAAGACCGCTTCTACCCGAAGCAGAAGGAGCTTATGGAGCTGGCCACCAACGGCAAGTTGCTGCAGGAGCAGCTCGGCCGGGTGGATGAGAACAACGCCAACGCCCTGCGTTCTGCCCAGCAGGCTACGGCAAACCGCAATGCCCGCATGGGGGTGAGCAGCAACACCAACGACAACAGCCAGGGTTTGCGGGCTGCCCTGATGACGGCGGGCACTGAAAACGGCCTGCGCGAGCAGGAGCAGGCACGCCAGATGGGGATCTTGACCGGCGCCGATGCCGGCCTGCGTGAGGCAATCAAAACTGGTGGAGGTATGTGATGGGGTACGGACTGCTTGATATTGGCGCCCAGACGCGCCAGCAGGGTATGGCAGGGTTGCGTGATGCGGCCAACAGAGAGTCGGAGATGGAGGCTGCCAACAAGAGTCTCAAGACCGCTCGCAAGGGGCAAACCCTGAGCACCATCGGCACTGGCGCATCGATGGGCGCCATGTTGGGCATGGCGGGTTCACTCGGTGGCCCTCTGGGCGCACTGGCAGGTGCTGGGGTTGGGTTTCTGGCAGACAGCTTGTTTTAAGGGGGCATGATGAGCGTATCGGGATTGGCGGAAGGTTTTCTGGCTGGCTTCAACACCATGGACCGCTACCAGCGGGGCCAGAAAGAAGATGAGCGGATGGATAAGGCCATGGGCCTGCGAGATGCCATGTGGCAGAACGAGCAGGAGCGGCAGAAAGTGGCAGATGAGCGCTACCAGAGCGAGCTGGCGTACCGCGAGGGGCGCGATAAGCTGGCGGATGCCAAGTATGACAAGCAGTTCGCCCTCACCGAGCGGCAGATGAAGGCGTCAGAGGCGCGAGCCGGTGCTGCTGAACGGCGAGCGGCGGCACAGGAAGCTCGGCAGCAGCAGGAGTATGAGTGGCAAAAGACACTGCGGGACAAGCAGCTTTTCCAGCAGGAGAACCTGCCGATTATCCAGTCTGGCTGGCAGGCTGTGACCGAAGGCAAAGACCCGGGCCAGCAATTCTGGAGCGTGGTGCGCGACCCGCGCGCAGGCTCATTCAATCCGGAGCGCTATCTGCAGCAGGACTACGCCGAGGCTGGCAAGACTTTTGTCACCTATGCGGGCAACCTGGTGCGCCAGGCGCAGGAAGGAAAACTGGATCCAACTACGCCCGAGGGGCACGCTGCCGTCAATAACCCTGACTTCATCAAGGCGGCCGGCACCCTCTATCAGGATGAGGTCAGCAAAGGCGTGGGCGACATCGATCCGGAAAGCGGCAAGACCATCACCGGCAAGCAGTTGAACAACATCATGATCACCCCGGACGGGCGTGGCGTGGTATTGGGAGTGGAAGTCACCTATGACGACGGCAGCAAGGCCGTGCGTCCGGTCACCAACAACCGCACCTCGGCACCTGACGATCAACCCAAGGTCATCCCCATCAACGACTTCTTGAAGCCTGCCTACCAGCGGGCGGCACTGGCCAAGCACATGATTGGCAATGCAGATCAGTTGCGCACCTCTCTCGGTCTGACGGCTGGGCCTGACCAGGTGGGTTACAAGAAGGCGGTCACCGAGCTGGAGAAGCAGCACGGCCAGAACAGGGCGCGCATCTCTTCCAGCAACGCAGAGGATAAAGACTTACAACTGGATGCGCTGGACGCCCAGCTGGAGCAGAGCAAGGCGGCGTTGGCCGACACCTTCGGCATGACTTCCAAAGCTGAGGATAAGGAGGCGGGTACCCCTATCAAAGAGTGGACTGGCGGCGATCCCGAGCGCCTGCAGTTCGTGAAGGAGGCCAACCAACATGGCAAACTGAGCAGTCTGCTGGATTCCCCGGCCAAGATGAATACGGCCTTTGAGCTTTGGCGCCAGCAGGCAGCCAAGCAGAGGCAGGCTGAGCAGGCGGTGGTCACAGCTAATCGACTGCGAGACACCGAGGCCAACGCCTATCAGGCGATGGGCCTGGCTCAGGCACGCCGCTAGTTGCCTTTCACCCACCCCAGCGTTAGCATCTCTCCATCGTCGATCAGTCTGCATGCTGATCGCCCCATCTCAAAAGCCCCGAACGGTTCGCCGCTCGGGGCTTTTCTTTTGCTCGAAATCCGAGGACACCATGGACAAACCTGGACTGCGTGACGCCCTGCCACAACCGCGACAATCTGACACTCGTAATGACCCCTTCTGGAGCTCGCTCGATAGCAGCCTGTCTGCCGCAGCGGCTGCAACACCCCAACCAGCCGAGCCTGTAGCCAAACGTGATCTTGATGTCGGCCTGGGCGATGTCGCCCGTGGGGTGGGCGCTGGCGCACTGGATCTGGTGGGCGGCATTGGTGAGCTGGCACGGCAGGCAAGCAACTTCGGCAAAGAGAATGCCGGGAAGCAGGGGGGCGACTACCTGGAACAGGCTCGTGCCAATATGGCCAACAAACTGAGTCCGTTGCTGGATGTGGTCGCAGGTGCAGGCGATCTGGCCGCATCTGGGGCAGAGTCTCTGAATGATGGGATGAGTGCTGACGCCAAGGAGGCACTGGGACGCCGACTGGTCGATGAAACGCCAGAAGGCCGGTTGACCCTGGGGGATGGCGCAGGGGATATCGATGTCTGGGCGATGAAAATGGCGCAGGGCGTTGGCTCTTTGCTACCGACACTCGCCGCTGGCGGGGTGACTGGGGTGGCCGCCAAAGCCTCTATCGGCCGCGCTGTCACTGCATCCATGGTCAAGCGTGGCGCGACCCAGGAGGTAGCCGAAGCGGTCGCCGCCAAGGCCGTGTCCAAAATTGCCACCGGCGCCGCCGTCACCACTGGCGCGACCGGTTCCGTGGGTAGCGCGGGGGTGAATACCCGCGAGTCAGTGCTGGGCATGAGCTTTGATGAGCTTTCCCGCAGCGATACCTTCCGCCAGGCATTCACCCGCATCGACCAGGATCAGCAGACGCAACACCTCTCTGATGAGGAAAAGCTGTCGTTGGCCCGGGAGGAGACTGCCAATGTTGCCAGCCGAGCCACCATGAGCGACGCCAAGGTGTGGGGCGCGGCGGCTGTCGGTTCCATGATGGGCGATGCCATGCTGTTCAAGATGCTGGCTGGCAAGGCTGCAGCAGGTGGTGTGCTGAAAGGTGCTGCCAAGGGGGCGGCAGGTGAGGGTATCAGCGAAACCCTGGAGGAGGGGGTGCAGCAATACGCCGTCAACGAATCCCTCAACGAGGTGGCCGCCGCTGATATCGACCCGATGAAGGGGGTCATGTCGAGCGCGATCGAGGGCGGCTTGATAGGGATGGGGACAGGTGGTGCGGTAGGTGCTGTCGGTGGGGCGCGAGGCGGTAAGCATGCCAGCCAGGAAGATGGCGTTGGGACCGGTCCGGTTGCAGAGCCTTCCGCGCCGGTGACGGAGGGCGCTGCTGGTCCGGCAGTGGATCCGAACTTTGCTTCTGTTCCACTGGAAGAAGGCGAGCAGGCGCCCTCCGCCTCGCAGGCCGAGGGGGAGCTGAATCCGCTCGGCCCCAGCGCCAGCCAGTTTGACGAGCTGCGTGATGTTCCCGCCTATCTGCGTCAAGACGATACCGCCGATCGCTACAAGGGGATGGCGGCTGATAGCGAGGTGCAGCGCGCCTTGGCGGGTGAGTTCGGCCAGACCGTGCAGGAGCTGGTTGCCTCCCAGATGCAGGCTGGCGATCAGGGCAAGAGTCTTTATGAGCGAGCTCAGGCTGGTGAGCTTGGGCTTGACCCGTTCGCAGGCAACAAGAGCGCCCAGCAGGTAGCCATGGAGAACCAGCGCCTAGCCCTGCCGCTCAAGGATGTGATCTTTGCGGGCGATGCCAATGCTAAACCCAAGGGGGAGGCAGTGGCTGCACATGGGGATCACGATGACCAACAGGCTGGCCCCGGCCCGCAATTCCGAGGTGGTGAGCGTACCCGCTGGCAGAGCGGGCAGGAGGGGGATGTGTTGCCGCCAGAGGCATCTTCCACCAAGCCCGCTGGCGAGCTGCCGGGCGCGGTGATTGAGGGTGAGGCCCGCGAGGTGGGTAACGAGTTGCCGCACCGCAATGTGGTGTACGGCACAGATGGCCGCCCGGCACAGCAGCAAGCTGCCAATCTGGCACAGCGCGAGCGTGAGTTAGCCAACCAGCCGCCCCAGATCGGCCAATCAGACACCATCTTTGCCGGTGGTGCGTCGGGCAGCGACCCGCGCAACAGCGCCTATACCCCGCCCAAGCTATCCCGCGATCAGGTGGATGGCTCACTCGATACCCAATCAACCCGCGACCCGCGCAGCGAGGTAGCCCGTTCGATTGAGGGGGCAGGCAAGGACACCGATTCAGTATTCGGCCCGCTCCAGACACTCCGAATCACCCGCAAAGGCAAGCCGTTCGCAACCGAGAAAGAGGCGGCCATGGCCAGCCGCAAGGGCCAGGAGATGCCGGTGCCGCTCAATGGAGGTGGCTTTGGGGTAGCGGCTATCGGTGAGGTGCAACAGGCCCAAGCGCAGCAGGGCGGAGTCAAGCAACCGTCAAGCAATTCGGCCCAGCAGGATCGCCAAGACGGAAAGACTGAGATCGCGCAAAATGGCATGGTGATCGTTCATGGTTCCGGCAATCCAGGCATGAGCGAGCAGGATATTCAGATTGTCCGCGCAAGTGGTCAGAAGCAGGGCAAAAAGGGCCGTGTCTATGGTGGCTTCTATGGCACCAGCGAGCAGGACGCGCACCAAGCGCAAGCCTACGCCGATATGATGGGCGGCACGCCCACCCTGTACGATGTCAAGATTAAGCCTGGCACCAAGGTGTTGCACAAGCAGGGTGATATTACCCGCCTTTCTGAAAGCTACATCAACGAGTTGGTGAGTCAGGGATATGGAGTGGTCACCGGCACCGACCCGCGCGGCCAGACAGAGCATGTAGTTATCGACAAAAGCGCCGTAGCAAGCATGGCCCCGCGCGGCGCGCAAGCAACCCCGTCCCAAGTCAACGACACGAATGTCGCTGACATGCGTCAACCATCTGATCAGCCAGCTGCAAGCGTAAGCGCTGAAACAGTTCCGGCGCCGTCTGCCACCGCGGGCGAGGCCAGCCAACTAGCACCTGCTATCGATACTGGATACCGCGAGGTGATCCCCGTCAACCAACCACAGGCAGAGGTGAGCAATGAGCCAGTTACCCCAGTACCTGCAATCGGCCGTGAACGACAAGGCGATCAGCCTAGCGCAGGCGAAACGGCTGCAGCAGGCGCTGGACCAGCCATTGCCGGACTCGCCGACCGAGCTGGATCCGGATATCAGGCAGACAACACTCCTGCTTCACCTGTACCTAATGGACAGCAGCAAGATGACCAAGCACTGACAGCCCCGGCCCCTGATGCCGGGGCTGCTGTTTCTGGCCGTATTGGCGAGGAAGAGCTGCGAGATCGCGACCTGCTAAAAGAGCATGGCGGGCACTGGAAGTATCGTTCTGCAGTAGGCGCAGGCTGGTTTACTGCCAACACCAAGGAGGCCGCCATTGAGCGTGCCGAGGAGGCATACCGCAAGGCAGTATCCAAAGGCGAGCCAGTGCCCACCAGGGATGAGCGGTTCGCACAGGCAGACGCAGAGCTGTTTAGTGAAATGGATCGCCGCTACGGAAAGATGTCAACTCCCGAGCTTGAAGCAGAGTACCAGCGACTTGGTGGCGAGGTTGGCGATTTGCAAAAATCAGGCTCTGTCGAGTTCAACGGCAATGGCGGCCGCCGCACTGGGGCTGCTGTATCCAATGAAGGTGCTCGCCAGGTTGGTGAGGAACGCTTGCGCCTTGGCGTTTACATGAAGATGCGCCGCGACCGCGATACCGCGGGGTCGGGAGCCAAGTCGCAGCAGATCGAGCCAGCCAACGACTGGCGCGGCGCCAAGAGCGCAACGGATTACCACGCCGCGAAGCGTCGCCTGTTCTCTGGCGAGATGGAGTTTTCTGAATTTCAAGCGATGAGCCGTTCCGCTCTGGATAACGCCCCCTCCCTGCGGGCTGAGCTGGAAAAGAAAACCAAGCAGGATTTGCTTGATCAGATGAGCCGCTTCAATGCTGCCCGCTACAAAAATGACAAAAAGGCCGTCGTGGTCGAGGCCGCATACAACCAGCTGATCGGTGATCTGCGCTGGGCTGCCAATGGTGATGGCAATACCATCAGCGAGACCTATGCCATCGGCGGCGCCAGACAGAGTATCGAAGAGCGAGTCGCCAAGGCGCTGGATGGCCTCACCCCTGAGCGGTATCAGCAGTTCGTCAACAAGCAGCGGGCGGACGTGGCCAAGCGCGATGCCGAGTTGGCCGCCACCAAGGAGGCGCTGCGCGACCCGCAGACCCTTGAGCAGTTCAAGACCTTCCTGAAATACCGCTCGCTGGACAAGCTGACCCCTGAGCAGCGCGCCCGCTATGAGGATTTGATCGCCGCCAGCAATCTGGACAAGCGGGATCAGGCCAACGAGGTGAAGGCTGCCACCGCCGTGACCCCGACCGCCAGCGGCGACATTATCAAAACCAAGCACACCAAGAGCGGGGAAGACCTCTTTGTGGTGCAAATGGGCGACCGGGTTGACCGCGACACCTATAACCAGATCAACGCGCACGCCAAAAAGCTGGGCGGCTGGTATTCCTCTTACAAGGTCGGTGGCGCCGTGCCGGGCTTTCAGTTCAAGGATGAGGCCAAGGCCACCGAGTTTCGCGGTTGGTTGACCGGTCAGGGGGCAGCCAGTGCAGCCCCGTCTGCCGAGGCCACCCCCACCGAGGTGACTGAACCTGCCCAGACCGACAGCAAGAGCAAGCAGGTCGAGGCGCTGCGTGCTCGTGCCAATACCCTGCGTGACAAGGCCACCTCCGCACTCAATGCCGAGCGCAAGGAGAACACCAACAAGCGCATGACCGAGGCCGCCAACGCCCGCGCCAATGCTGAAAGTGAGTTGCACTTTGCCGGGTTGCTCGATGCCATTGCCGATGGGATTGAGTCTGGCGAGGTGACTTACCTGCGCAACCTGGCTAACGGCACCCAGTTGACCGAGCTAAACCACGCGCTAAGCCGCAGCTTGTGGAATTTGCCGCCAGCTCGCCGCGAGGCGCTGACCAGTCAGGGGATGATTGAGCGCACCGAGGATGGCCGGGAACGTTGGTCTGCCAAGGCCACCCCGGAGATGATGGCAGAAGGGGCGCAAATGCCCGGCATGGATTACTTCGCCCGCAACCTCAAAGATGTGGCAACCAAGATGCAAGGGGCAAGCGGCTTCAAGCAGGCCGGGGCCAAGATCATGGCGCTGGTCAATGCGGCGATCAATCGTGACAGCAAGACGGTTTCCATTACCGATCCTGAGCTTATCGCCAAACTCAAAGCCTACACCAGCGGGGTCAGCGACTACGACGCCAAGGCGGTCAAGGAGCAGATTGGCGGCTACAGCCGCCTGGAGCGAATGGGCATTACCAATCATACCGAGTTGCGCGCCGCCCTGCGTGAGCTGGCCCGCCTGCAAGCCGGGTTGAAAAAGCAGGCCGTGCCGCGCGACCCCTTGGCCGAGAAGATGGTCGCGCTCAAGCGCAAGCTGGTCGGTAACCGTAATGCCTTTATCGACTTCTTCCCGACCCCTGAAAGTCACGCCGCCGATCTGGTGGCGCTGGCCGGGATTGAGCCGGGCATGACGGTGCTGGAGCCGTCCGCCGGACATGGCATGTTGGCCGAGGCGGCGCGCGCTGCCGGGGCCAAGGTCGATGCGGTGGAGCTGGCTGGCGACCTGCGCGAGATATTGCAGGCGAAAGGGTTTGGTCTGGTGGGTAGCGACTTTATGGCCACCACCCCGGCCCAGTCTTATGACGCCGTGGTGATGAACCCGCCGTTCTCTGGTGACATGGATGTTGACCATGTGCGCCATGCTTATGACCACCTCAAGCCGGGCGGGCGATTGGTGGCCATTGTGTCCGCCACCGCCGGGGATCGCCAAAACAACAAGAACAAAGCCTTCCGTGAGTGGTTTGACGGGCTGGGTGGCAGTGAGCAGGCGATGCCGGAGGGGTCATTCAAGGCGTCGCTCAACCCCACCGATGTACGCACCAAGATATTTGTCATCGACAAGCCCGCCAATGAGGCCAAGCCGCTGCCGTCACCAGAGGGTAAGCGGGTGACGGTCGCCACCCCCAAGGGGCAGAGCGTCGAGGTGCAATACCGGGTGATGGAGGCTGCCGATCTGGTGGCGTCTCACGACTTTGAGGGCAATCTCAACCACGACTACCCGCAGCAATTGCAGCCGCGCGACCGCAGCAAGCAAACCTATCGGGTGCAGGTGGGGCAGATCGCCGCCGCGCCGGACGGGGCACGCCTGGCCGCCAGCCCGGAGACCGACCGGGGCGCGCCGATTGTGCGTGACGGCATTGTCGAGAGTGGTAACGGGCGCACCATTGGCTTGAAGCAAGCCTATCAGCGCGGTGATGCCGGGGCGTATCGCGCTTACCTGCTGACCCATGCCACCGAGTTTGGCCTTGATGCTGCCGCCATTGAGGCGATGAGCGCGCCGGTACTGGTCCGCGAGCGGCTGACCGAGATGGACGATCAGCAACTGCGTGACTTCGTGGTGGACTCCAACACCGACGCCAAGATGGCGAACAGTGCCGCCGAGGATGCCGGCGCCGACGCGGGCAAGCTGACCGACGACATGCTGGATCTGCTCAACATCCCTGAGGGGGGCGACGTACTGGCGAGCCAGAACAACCGATTCCTCCAGGCGTTCCTGTCTGCCATCGGCGAGAACCAGAGCAACAGCTATGTGAGCCGGGACGGGCAGTGGAATGATGCCTACCGCAAGCGGGTGACGGCGGCCATCTTCGCCTACGGCTACGACAACCAGCGGCTGCTGGATGCGGCCACCGGCGAAGTGGACGCGGACGGCCGTAACATCACTACCGCCCTGATCAACAACGCCGTGGGCATGGCCAAGTTGCGCCAGCACTCGCCGGAGCGGGCCAAGGTTATCTCCAACTACCTCGCCGAGGCAGTGGAGAGCATCGCCCGCGCCAAGCGCAGCGGGCAGTCCCTGCAAGAAATGGCCGCTCAGTCTGATATGCTGGGAGGCGACACCAGCCCAGAGGGCAGCCTGCTGGCCCAGGCCATCGCGGCCAGCGCCCGCAGTGCCAAGGCGATCACCGGCATGGTTGGCGACATCCTGACTATGCTCAACAAGACCACTTCCGCCGACATGTTCGGCGCGGCGGTGGACCCTGCAACCCCGGAGACAGCGATCAATGAAACCCTCAAGGCCATCAGCGCCTACAACCAGCAAAAAGCCAGCCAACCCAAGCCCGGCGGCGATCTTTTTGGCCTCGCCGGAGCACGGAATAACCACGGCGCAGCGCCAAGCGTTCCGCGATCTGGTGACGCAAGCGCAGCAAAAGGCGCAGGAGGAGTAACCGAGGGGCGCCTCGAGCTGGACGGGGTAAGTATCCGTATTCCAACCATCGACGAGGAGCAGCAACGCCTCTACAACCAAGCCACCCACCGGGGCCAGGGCGTGAACTTTGCCAGCGGCATCAGAACCGGCGTGGGGCGGATCCTCAATGACCTGAAGGATGCCGGCCTACTGGACACGGCAGAGCAGAGGGCGGCCGCCGAGGCTGAGGTGCAAGCCTGGGCCAATGAGGAGGCCATCAACGCCCGCAAGCTGATGCGCGACGGCATCAAAAACCCGAGCTGGGCGATCACCGGCCGTTCTGGTCGCAAGGCTCAGAGCAGCGCCGCCCAGGACGCCGAGAACCGCCGCCAAGCCGCCCACCACAAAGACCAGTCAGACCGCATCACGGCCCTGCGCGGAGAGCTGAAGAAGCTGCGCCCGAAGGAGGTGATCGGGAAAGAGTCGTTCAACTACGCATGGGGCAAGGCCAAAGGCATGATCGCCGACTACGCCAGCGCCCAGAGCAACGGGCAGCCCAATCTGCTGGCCAGTCTGCGCAAGAGCATGAATTCCGAGCTGGCCCGCTACCTGCAATCCATGGGCAAGATCGACGCACCCAACTTCATCAAGACCCTGAAGGAGCAGGATCAGCGCCTGAAGGCCGCCGGCCATGACGGCTTGGTGGCCATCGTGGGTGCGCGCTCCAACCCTGGCAAGATTATCAGCGATGCCATTAATGGACGGATCCGTTTCTCCAAACAGGCCATGGCGCAGGGCGAGAAACCAGCCAAGCACCTGACCCGCAAAGAGGCGGAGCTGGTAACAAAGGAGTGGTTCAAGCAGTACCGGGGCGCCAGTGGCATTGATGTGCAGATCCACGCCACCCAGGCAGAGCTGGAGAAGGCGCTGGGGCTGGCGGCACAAGATGGCCTGATCCGCCGCGCCGCCTTTGATGATGACAGCGGCACCCTGCATGTGGCCGCCGACACCATCGCCAACCCCAAGCGAATGCGCGAGATCCTGCGCCATGAAGTGCTGGCCCACTATGGCCTGGCAAACGTCCTGGGTGACGGGGAATATACCAAGCTGATGAGCCGCCTCATCGCGTCCCAGAAGGACCCCAGCATGAAGCCGGTGTGGGACTGGGTAAACACCCATTACGCCGACGAGGACATCGGCACCAAAGCCGAGGAAGTGGTGGCTCATCTGGCGGAATTGGAGCAGGGGGCCTGGGGCCGTGGCTGGGATCGGGTCGTGGCCTGGGTCACCCGGGCGCTGCGTGCGGTCGGCTTTGTACCTGATGGCATTACCGCCGCGGAGACGCGCTCCCTGATCGAGGGGCTGGGCAAGAAGTTGCAGCGTAGCGGCCCAGACGACAGCGGGCCGGATGGCGGGAAGAAGTTCAGCCAGGAAGCCGAGCGGCCAGCCCAGAAAGGCGGTATCAAGATGAGCCAGGCCAGTACCGCAGCTGATGCGGCCATGGAGAAGCTCAACCTGGGCCCCAAGCCCGACATCATCGACAAGACCAAGGCCAGCCTGAACAAGCTCCGTCAAGTTGACCGAGGCGTGGTCAGCTCATGGATCGATCGCGTCATCAAGAAAGCCAACACCGAGGTGCTCGACGCGCTGGCCCCCATCAAATACGCCGAGGAGGCTGCCGGCATTACTGATGCCGAAGACTCCGGTTATGTGGCGGCACGGATGGCGACGGGAGCCGCCTCCACCATGCAGGCGACCATGCTCTATGGTCTGCCGGAGTGGAATGACGGGGTGATCCAGCGCAAGGCGGGTACCGGCGAGAAAGACGCGCTGCTGGGCATCTTTGCCGACCTGGGAGCTGATCTGCACAACTGGCTTGGCTGGATGGCTGGTCACCGGGCGGAACTGCTGATGGCGCAGGGCAGAGAGAACCTGCTCGATGCCAATGACATTGCGGCGCTCAAGGGGCAAGGCAAGGGCAAGGAGGCCAAATTCCTTGATGCCAAAGCCCGCTGGAATCGGCTCAATGCTGCCACCTTGGACCTGGCACAAGAAGCTGGGCTCTTCACCAAAGAGGCGCGGGCCGAGTTTGAAAGCGAATGGTACATCCCGTTCTTCCGTGAATCCGACGACGGCGACGTGATCGCCCCCTTCAAGACGAAGGGCATTGCCAACCAGAACGCCGGCATCAAGAAGCTCAAGGGCGGGGAGGCCAACACCAACGACCTGCTCGAGAACATCTTCACCTCCACCTCCAAGCTGATCGACGCATCCATGAAGAACATGGCGGCCCAGAAGACGGTTTGGAACCTGGCGGATACCGGCATCATCGAGGTCATTCCAAAGCCAAACAAGATGGATTACCAGGCCCTTGCCAATGGCAAAGACAGGATCATGGTCAAGCTGGAGGGGGAGGACTACATGATCCGGGTTGAGGATCCGGACCTCTATCGCGCTATGACCTTCTTCGACCGCAAGCCATTCGGCGCCATGGTCAATGTGGCGGCCAAGGCCAAGCGCCTGCTTACTGCTGGGGTCACTGCATCTCCCGAATTCATGCTGCGCAACTTCCTGCGCGACTCACTCTCCAGCTGGGCGATCAGCAAAGACGGCTTCAGGCCGGTGATCGACTCCATCAAGGGGGTGAAAAAGACCCTGGCGATGGACGGCAGTACCATTGATGTGATGTTCAGCGGAGCCTCCTTCCTGGGCGGCTACGTGAATGGCAATGACCCAGAGGCGATGGCCGATACCGTGCGTAAGTCGCTGCGACGCAAGGGGATGACGCCCGAGCAAATCGCCCGCTACGAAAAGAGCATTATCCGCAACGCCGCTCAGGCAAAGGGCGTGGTTGCCAATGTGTGGGAGAAGTACAACCGCTATGGCGAGGCTTTCGAGAATGCCAACCGCGAGGCGGTCTATGCCGCAGCCATCAAGGCTGGTAAGAGCCACGCCCAGGCGGCGTTCGAGTCGAAGGACCTGATGGATTTCTCCATGCTGGGTGCCTCACGCACCATGCAGGTCATGACCCAACTGCTGCCGTTCTTCAATGCCCGGGTGCAAGGTCTAGGCAAGCTGACCCGCGAACTGCGAGACAACCCGAGAGCCATCGCCAAACGTGCAGGCATGATCACGGCTGCGAGCCTGGCTCTGCTGGCCGCCAACTGGGACGATGAGCGATACGAAGAGCTGCCGGATTGGGACAAGGACGCCAACTGGCACTTCTTTGTCGGCGATCAGCACTTCCGGATCCCCAAGCCGTTCGAGATTGGCGTGCTGTTTGGCACCATCCCCGAGCGCATGGTACGCGCCCTGGGTGACAAGGATTCCGGAGCCCAGTTTGGCAAGGCGGTGGCCAGGGCCATCGGCGACACCTTCGCCCTCAACCCGATCCCCCAGATCGCAAAGCCGGTGGTGGAGACAACGGTAAACTATGACTTCTTCAAGGGCGGCCCCATCGACGGTCCGCAAGACCTGAACGTCCAGGCAGAGGCGCGTTACAACGAGCAGACCAGCCTGCTGATGCGCGAGCTGGGGGAGCTCACTGGCTTCTCACCCAAGCAGCTTGAGCACCTGGTCATTGGTTACACCGGCACCATGGGCAGCTATGTGATGGCTGCCGCTGACGGGCTTATCCGGGCTTCGCGCCCTGGTGAGTCAGCAAGCTGGCGCGCCGACGAGATCCCGCTTGTTAAAGCGGTGTATCGCGGCACTGGCCCTGCAAAGTCCACCCAGCACATGGAGGAGTTCTACCGGATGCTGAACGAGGTGAATCAGCTCAAACGCACCATTGACCAGTACCGCAGCGAAGGGCTCACAGATAAGGCCCGCGAGCTGCTGGAGGAGCAGGGTGGGATCTTGAAGTCGCGCCGCAGCCTGAGCCGCACTCAGCAGCAGGTCCGGGTGGTGCGCAACAAGATCGAGCTGATCCAGCGCGACCGCAAAATGACAGCAGAAGAGAAGCGCCGGCGCATCGATGAGATGCTGGCCCGCCGTAATGACCTAGTGTATCAGGCGGTAAACAAGAACAAGGCGAACTGGGAGTAAGGGGGAATGGCGGCCCTGGCTGAGCCTCCGTGATAGGGGTAATCTGGGGCCTTTATCGCAGAGGGCCCTGACCATGTGGATACTGTTTGCTCTGATAATGATGGTGGTGGCGCTGAAAGCGTTCAGTTTCAGCTTCACCCTGGCACTGATACCCTTTGCGGCCGGTTGTTGGTGCTTCAGTAAGTCCAGTCGCGATGACATGGACACCTTCATGGCGTTCAGTTTCTTCGCTGTCTTGATAGGGTTTGCGTTGAACTTTCTCATTAGTATCTGGTGA